TTATGCAACATTCTCAACCCCTTCCTGGGGGCCAATGTCTAACCCTGTTTCGAGGTTAGACATTTCCCATTGTGAAACCTTGGTGATTGCGGAGTCTGCAAGCTTCGCTTGATTGGCCGCAGCGGTGTACCTAGCCACCTCTTCGTCGCGGGTATGGCCGGATACGGCCTTCATGGTCTGGTTGCCCATCTCGAGCTCAGCCATGCGGCGCATCATCGCCTTGCGGAGACCATGGGCCGAGCAATGACGTAGGTCCGCCTCATTGCACCACTGGCGCATCTTGTTGCCGAACCCCTTCCGGGTGAACGGCTTTCCCCATGCATTGACGAGATAGCACATCTCACCAAGCGAACCCGCCGGCATCGAGCTGATTGCGCGGAGAAGCTGGGGCGCGACCTTGATACGTAGATCCTTGCCATTCTTCGACTGCGAGATGTTGAAGCGACCATCCTTGATGTGCTGGCGACCGAGATGCATCGCATCGATCCCGCGCTGGTCCGTCCAGAGCAGCAGCTCCATCGCCAGGCGGGCCTTCGTCCCCAGAGCGTGCCGCTTACGGTATTGTTCGATCTCGTCTTCGGTCCAGGTATGGAATCCCTTGGACTTTTGACCAGCCGCCACCTTGACGCGCTCTGATTGTGAGGCCGGATTCACGGTGATCATCTTGGCCTTAATGCAATAGTCGAAGAAGCGGATCAGCTCCTTTCGCAGCTTGCGGGCGGCTTCAATGCCCCCCTCCCATTTTCCATCGACCTTCACCTTCTGGCGCTTTTCACCCACGATCACGTCGATCACCTCGAAATCGCAATCTACGAGCATGCACGGGCCATTTGGCCCATTGCCGTAGCGATCGCGAAACTTGGTCAAGATGGCGGTGATCTTGGCCTGGGTCGTTGGCGTCGGCCCGAGACGCGACGGGACGCTGATATAGCGGGTCACAGCTTCGGCGATCGACCCCGGCACGGTCCGCGCGACAGCCCGTTCCTTGCTGTCAACCTTCCCGGCCATGCACGTCTGATATTCGATCCGGAAAGCCTCGGTGCCAAGCGGAGCGTCGAAATAGTGGCTCTCGAAACCCTTCCTGCGAAAGCGGAGCCATTCCTTGCCGTGCCGGTCGGAGAAGGCGGTTACATATTTCGGGAGAAAGCGACGTTTAGCCATGTTTCAGGTGATCCATCGATCCGCGCCGCGCAGAGGGCGCTACCGATTCCGACGAGACCACGATTCGACCGTCAGGTGCAATCTCAACTCGCCCCACACGCATGCCCGCCTTCTCGCAGCCCTTCACGGCGCGAGTGACGTCCTCCTGCTTGAAGCGAGCAAAGGCAGACACCTATCCCCTCCCACCGTAGATGATGACCGCATCCTCATGGCCGATCCGCTCGAGCGCGGCGTCGAGCGCCTGGCCTGCGGTGTCGGCATGGCGTTGCATATCCCGCGGACCGAAGGACCAGACGACGCGAGCACCGGCCGGCTCAATGTGGATGCGCCGGCGCGCATCGGCGGCGGGCCAGGTGAGGAGCGGATTGGCCATCACCGCTCCCCCTTGCCGCTGCGCGCGAGGGCGGCTGGGACAAGGTCGTTCGGACGATCAGGCCGGTTGACGTAGAAGCCGTCCGTCAGCCCCAGAGACCGGTTGTTGCGGGGCCAATCTTCCGAGACGGAGACGTTGATCCCGCCGCGCTCGCAGCCTTGCAAGCCCGCCACCCACAAGGGCTGATCGCGCCACTCGCCATATTCCTTCAGGAAATGTTCCGATGCGCGGACCTCATCGCCGATGCGCGGCTGCCATCCATCCACCTCGCCCGAGGACTTTGCGTTTTCTGCGGGGTGGTCGGGGGCGACATCGTCGAACGGGATCACCCGCCACGCGTCCTCATCTTCGGCATGGACCGATTCGGCATCGATCCGGCGCGCATAGCGGGTCGCCATCTTCGGATCAGCGGTCCAGGCGGGACCGCAGCTCTCCCAGCACCGGAACCTCGCGCCATCGGCAGAAGCCACGATCCAACCGAGTTCGCCGAGCGCTTCACGATCTCCGACCTTCGCACCCGCCCCACCGCCGGAAGCGCCTCGGAGGGCTTCGAGAACGATCGGCATGACGGCATCTAGCTGCCATTCCGTCAGCGTTCGTTCGCCCTTATAGCCTTGCGTCACTCCCGGATCGGAAATGGCTGATCCGAGCTTCTTTCGAAGCGCCCGCGCCTGCTCATCCCTGGACATCGTTCTTCTCCATGAGGTGCTGGCGGAGGGCGAGGCCGCGCGGGGTAAGGCGATCTATGGGAGAATATGCGCCGGGCTGATGTTCGCAGCGGCAAAGCCCGAAATATCGCATCCTGACCACATCATGCGGTTCGATATTGAACGTCGCGATGCCCCCGTAAACCAGTCGGTCGTCACCCATGCGGATCACCAATGCACGCAAGTCGGCATCTAACCGCCCCGCAATCGCCGCAACGTCGGGCGCATTATCTTCGCTCATTGGTCGGCTCCGGGGGATATAGGCTTTGCGACGATGCCTAGACCGCCGTCGGCCGCGTGGTGCAGCGCCTTGATCGCGACAGGGCCGGCCGCCCAGAGACAAGTTCCAGTTCCCGGCGACAACCCTAGGGATCCATCGGGTCGCACGAACTTGATCTTGGGCGTGAACAGCACGATATCCGCGCGCCGCCACGCCTCTCTAAACCAAGGCGCCGATGTGCGATCAGGCGTAAGCGCGATGCCGTTGCCATGGTCAAAAAACTTGCCGAGCCATTTACGCTTGGTCGCTTGGTGGCCGAACGGAGGGTTCATCCAGACCAGTCCCGACCATTGCTTTTCAAGGCTGCGATCGGAGATGAAGCTGTTCGCCGGGACCGCGATGTGCGTCCGATCGACAGGGCATGCCACATCGAGGTCGAACCGCACGCCCAGCGCCTCGAAGATATATGGCGGCGTGTACCATTCCTCGCTTTCGCCAGCAGCTTCGTAGGCGCCCATCACTCGCCGCCCTTCGCGCTCTGGCGGATGGCTGCGGCGATACACTTAGATGTGGTGTAGAATCGTCCTTCCTGCGAATAATCAGCATGATGTCGCCCTAGGCGTCGCTGAGCTTCATGAAACTTCGTCGCTATGTCGTCCGCAATCTTCGCGCACCGCTCGCGCTCGGCTGCTACGGCCTGCTCCACCGTCTCCGCTGACGCCGGTTGTGGGGTGGATGCGAGGGCGGCTAAAACACGGCGTGCCATCTCACGCGCAACGGGGGCATCGATCCAGAACGACCGGCCATCCGGCATCTCGTAGGCGCCGCCGATTGCGGTTTCGATCGTTCTCTCGTCAGCCATTGCGCTGCTCCTGCAAGAGGCGAATTGCTATGTTTGCGGCGATCACCGGCAAGTCGTTTTGGGCAGGCGTGCCGTCGACCTTTCTCCACCATTTGTGGGCGGTCATCCCATTGCGCATTTCTCGCAAAACCCGGTGGAAACTGAAGTCCGGACGATCCTCCCCGCTCAGTGCCGCCTCATCCGTTACAGGCGAGGGGGTGGCGAGCTTTTGAGGCAGGCCGACCTTAACAGAGGTGGCGTTGAACTTGGTGATTGTTGCCGCCTCTAAGTCGATATTTCTGCGACGTGCCAACTTGTCGAGACAAATAAGAACGTCAGCACACTCATCTGCAAAAGCTGCTGGCTCAGCACGCGAACCTCGCCATCCCCGTTCCTCACGTTCGAATTTTTTGACGATATTGAGAAGCTCACCGACTTCACCGCCAAGCTCGATGGCATCGAACATGATACCGGCGTCGTTGCTCCGTGTCAGATAAGGATGTGGCCGGGTGAAACTGTGCGGTTGAACTTGGAAGGGAGGGGCGCAGTTGAGCGTTTCAGGTTGATCTGATCCGCAATGTTCACAGAGCATGACAGGTTCTTGTGCCCAAGCTTCGTAGCGCTCGGCGTTGACCCTCCGTAATTGTGCCAAAAACCCTTCACTCGCCCTCGCGGTATCGGTGGGGCGCTGCATGTGGTCGCGTTCGAAGCGGGCGAAGGCTTGAACGAGATCGTGACTGGGCCGCGCTTTGACATGCCCCATCGCGAAGAGTGGAACCTTGTCATAGATGTGTTGTGCTGCATCAATATGCCGCTGCTCCACGACGATCTCCGCCGCGCGGGTGGGGTCGGTGGTCATGCTTCACCACCTTTCGCACCAACCAGCCCTCTCATGGGCTTTGTCGTAGAGTCCCTCACCCCATTCAGCGGCAGCAGTCAGCAGCCCGTCGGCCGTGGGGCTGAACAACATCTGAGTGTTGTAATAGCCCCACGAGAATGAGACGTGGCCGCGCTTCGTTGGTTCGAAGACCGGGACTGCGGCAATGCCGATCCAGCCCTTGAGATCGCGCCGAAAAGCGGAGGCCATGAGCTCTTCGAACGCGTCGTGGGCGCCGTCGAAAAGTTCATCCAGCTCGCCGTCGTCCCAATTCTCGATCAGCGACTTGACCGCCTCAGGCAAACCTTCGTCGCCCGCCATCTCAAAGGCGTCGCGAAGTTCTCTCGGAGCGGGGCCGACAGGGAAGGGCCACATCTGCTCGATGCGGACATTGGCTTCCCAAAGGCGATCGTAGATGCATACTGCTTCATCAGCCACGGCTGGCCTCCTTCAGTCGGTTGAGGTGGAAGCGGAGGGATTCGGTGGGGGTTGTCACGCCGAGATTTCCTCGACCACCGGCCAGCGCCGCCCGTAATCCGGGAGCGCCTCGCCGAGCATCACGGCCTTCGCGTGAAGTTCCAGCATCTGTTCGATTGCCGGGCCGACGCCGCTGACCTGGAAGCTGCGGCCATCGCGGACGATCTGGGTCATGCCGGGGTACTGCGCCGTCGCGGGCACGGTGCGGTCGGTGGCGGGGTCGGTCATGCCGGCATCCCGTCGTGCTGGACGCCGTCGAGCAGCCGGCCGGCGGCTTTTTTGCCATAGCGGCGCATTTCGCCGTGTTGATGGCCGGGCGGCGAGAAGGACCAACCGTTCGCATAGAGGATTGCCCCCTCGGTGCGGCCAAGATGGGCTCCGCGCTCTTCGCGCTCATCAGCCCATTCCCCCCACTGCTTGAACAGGAAGGGCACGCCGGCCGCCGCGCACTGATCGCGCAGGCTCCGCGCCCAATCGGGATGCATCGGCCGGGCGCCGGGGCCGCTCTCGCCACCGACGATGATCCAGTCGAGCGCCGGCCCACGTCCGCGCTCGCCCAGCTCGTCGAAGCCGCCGCCTGTCAGCGCGTTGAGATGGACGCTCGATGCGAGCCCGATATCAGTCAGATCTACCGGCCCCAGCAGCGGCTCCATCGACAGGAAAACGCGACGGACGCCGAGTTGCGCCTTGGTCGCCAGCAGCTTCGGGATATCTCGGTCGGCTTCGGCCTGGTTGACGATCGTCGCGCCGAGCCAGACGTTATCGGGCACATACCAGCGACCATTGCCCGCGATCGCGCCGTCGCGCTGGATCATGCCGACGACATTGCCGATCCGCTTGCTCAGCAGCAGCCAGTCGAGATGCGGCGTCGTGCGGATCAGCTCGAAGAGATCCTGACGCCACGCCGGGTCGACCTCATTGTCGAACACGTCGGCGAGGCTGGAGCAGAACACGCGATAACGGATGCCGAGCTTCGCGGCCCGCGCATTCCAGCGGCGCGGCTGCTTCCACGTCGATGCGGCCGTGCGGCGTCGAGGTGCGCCCGCGCCCCACTTCACGCCCAGGCGCGCCGTCGCCAGCGTCTCGGCATAGCAATGGTCGCAGCCGGGGCCGACCTTCATGCAGCCGATCCAGGGATTGAAGGTGTGGTGCGCCCACTCGATCTTTGTGTTCTCAGCCATGGGCAAACTCCATGTGACGATAGCGGGCGGCCGCGATGATCAGCTTCGCCGCCCAGATGCGGAGCTGGACCGCGTACAGGTCGATCGGGCCGAACGGCGCGGCGCGGAAGGCGGGGGGAATGGGGGCGCGGCGTGGCATTATTTGCTGGCGGCGACCCTCGCCGCCCGCTTAATGAGCTCGCTATGCTCGGCCGCAGCCGTCCGCACGCGCTCCGCCTCGTCATCGTCTAGTAGCGAGAAGTCCGCGTTCGACATCCAACTGTTAACGTCGGGCACGGTCGTCAGCGCGACGATCTCGGCGATCATGGCCTCGGCCGCGTCGACGGTGGTCTGCGCTTCGCCCATCTGCTACTGGTCGCGGCCCTCCATCGCGGCATAACCCTCACGGTCGAGGCGGGCGGCCGTCTCCTCGTCGCTCTCGTCGTCGAGGATTTCGCCCGTTTCCTGATCGTAGGCCGTCCGGCGCTCAACGTCGGGGCGAACGAGCTGCCGCGGTTGCTCGTCTTGGCGCGGCGTCACGTCACGCATCGGCATGGGGCCGAGATCACCGCCCAGCGATACCGTGCCGATCTCAGCGTCGCCTTCGGCGTAGATGCCAGCGAACCCGAACGCATATCGCCCGCACTGGATCGTCGATTTGTGCCGCAGCATCCGCGCCGGCATGTTGCGCCAGGGGTCGGTGTTCTGCTTGCACTCGCTCAGATATTCCGGGATGCGGATCGGCCGCGACCGGTCTTTCCGCCAGATCGTCGTTTCGATGGCCAGCAGCTTCCCGTTCTCGTCGGGGATATCCTTGTGCTCCATCCCGTCGAACTGCGGGTGCTCGTTGATGATCCGCAGCCACCCGTCGATCGAGACGACCGGAACGATGCCTCCGCCCTTGGCGGGATAGGCATAGATTTCCTTGGTGAGCGGGTTCAGCCGATATTCGTTGGCGACAATGACGAGCGCGGCGAACTCATCGTCGGTCGGCGAGCGATATTTCCCATTCTCCTTGATTCGGAAGACGGTGTTCATCAGCGTGCTCTTGAGACCGGTGGACGTGATGTTGAGCCGCGCGGCCATAACGTCGAGGGCCGACATGCGTTTAGTGGCCTCGATCCGCTGGACGTTCTGCTGGATCGCGTTCTCCTGCCGCTGCATGGCGGCGGCACGCGCGGGACGGTTGGTCAACTGGTTCATCGGTCAGGGTCTCCGGGGGATGGGGTCAGAACTGGACGACGGGGTCGTCGTCGCTGCGGGTGGGCTCGGCCTCGTAAACCGGCAGTTCCTCAAGCGACGCATCCTCGACGCGGCCGAGGATCGGCTTGCACGCGAACGGCGGGGCCTGGTCGCTCACCGAGACGACCTCGACGCGCTTCCACGCGGTCGGGTCGCGGTTGTCGGGCACCTTGACGATATCGCCGGGGGCGAAGGTATCATCGCCGTCGTAGCTGTAGGTATAGCTGCGGGTGTCGGCGGAGCGGAACTTGCAGGCGACGTAAACGGTCATGGTCGGGGTCTCCTCAGAAGGGAATGTCGTCGGAGGCGTCAAACCTCTCGATCACGGTCTGCTGCGTGACGATCCGGGTGACCGGCGCGAGCACGCAGAATTTCTTGCCGGGGTTCTCACGCGAGAGGCGCTTCGCCTCTTGCTCGGCTTGATATTCTCTGTCGTGCTTGCGGGTCGGCGAGGCGCCGTCCTCGCACCAGACGACGTAGAAAGGCGGGATGGGCGGGCCGGCCATCAGCGGATCGCAATCCCGGTCTCGGCGAAGATGCGGACACCCTTCATCTCGCGCGTTCCGCTGCGGACCTGCGCTGCGATCACCTTGTCGATCGCCTCGATGACCTTGGCGTGCTTGAGGATGCTGTCGGGCAACTGGCGGACGCTGATGATCTCATGCTTCCACGTCGTGGTGCGCGAGACCTTGGCACCAAAGTCGCCCTGGGCGATGGGGCCGGCATTGGTGGTCACCTCGACCGCGACCTCGACGGTCTCGGCCTGGACCTCAACGACCGTAGCCTCGCGCGCCTCGGCGGCGGCGCGCTCGTTCTCGATGGCTTGCAGGCGATCGCGCTCCTTCTGCGCCTCCTGATCGGCGATCGCCTGCAATCTCTGCCGCTCTTGCTCCGCGATGCGCTGGGCCTCGGCCTCGCGCTGGCGTTCCAGCTCCGCGATGTGGTCGTCGAACTTCTTGAGGCGGGCGCGGGCGGTCAGTTCCGCCTCTTTAAGCGGCGCGGTGATAGCGTCCGCCCTGCCCTTCAACGCGCGCTGCGCAGTCAGCAGGGGACGATTCAGCTTCTCGCGCTCGGCCTCAACCGCCTTGCCCGCGGCCACCATCTGCTTGATGATCTCGGCGTAGCGACCGGCGATCTCGGGAGACGTGATCTCCGGCGCCCGACTGAAGCTGGCGAGCAGTTCATCGATTCGCTTGGTCAGCCCCTCGGCGACGAGCGCCTCGGCCAGGTCGATGACGACCTGTTCGTCGATCGGGGCGCGGTTGGAGCCGATGACGGCGCGCGGGTTCTCCACGGTGTCATTGGCGACGGCGGCAGCAATGCGGGTCACGGCGGTCTCCTAGAATTGCAACGGGGTAGAAAGCGGGTTGAGCTTGCGCGTCGGGTCGGCGAGCGCGGCGTGGCCGGTCTCGCGGCCCCAACGTTGGAGCGACACCAGGTGCCGGGCCTCGCGTTCGTCGATCGGGTCGGCGGCGCACTGCGGCCAGACCCGGTCGAGATCGATCGGATTGCCATTGGCCGTCGCCTGCCAGCGCAGCGAACGGTCCATCAGGTCGCCGGTCAGCGGGTCGCGGGGCTGACCGAACCAGATGCGGATCGCGACGAACACGCCACCGCTGCGCAGGCGCATCCGGTAGTAGCCAGGGATCGGGGCGTCGGGGTCGAAGCCCGTCGCTGTCACAGGCGAGGCGCCCGGCGCGGCGTAGATGAGGTCGGGGCGCGTCACCGATCTTGCCCCTCAAGCGCGTCGAGGAACTCGTGCCAGCTCTCGCGGAAGCTGATGACGATCGCCACGAGGGCGACGATGCCAGCGGCGATCATGGCGCCGGTGCAGAGGATGTGGGTGAGGGTCATTGGTCGCGGCCCTCCGCCTCGCGCTCCTTGAGGAACGCAAGATAGCTGGCGCAATTTCGATCCGCCTCACCCCGCTCGGCGAGCATGGCATCGGCGAGCCGGTAACAGTACCGCGCCTCGGCCTGCCAGCGGGTCTCGCCGCTCGCACACTGGAAGTCCTCGGCTGAAACGCCCGACGCCAATGCCTGCCCAGCGAACCAGTCGCGCAGGGTCATGCCCTCGGTGTCATCAACGCCTGTCGGAAAGGCCGGCGGGTTATCGAGCTTGCTCACGCCGCAGCCCTCCGCGCCTCAGCGACGCGATCGAGCCGCGCCGGCAGGTTGACGACCGGAGCAACCGGCACGAGCCGATACGCAACGATATGCCAGTCGCGCGGGCCCTGATGCCGCCACGCGTCCCGAAGGCCGGTGGCCCAGAAGCCGGCGAAGTGCGCCTTGCGATCCTCGATGCCGTTGCGAAAGCGGACGTGGATCAGCGTCTCATAGGGCAGCGGGCATTCGCTGCCGTCGTGGGGAATCCAGACATCTGCTGCGACGATCTTCGTCTGCGCGTTCATGAGCCATCCTCGATGCGGCGCCGCGCTCGGGGGGGCTTGAGCGCGGCGCCTGGGGACGCTGACGAGCTGCGGATGTCTCGATCAGCGGTGAGGATGAAAATAGCTATCTATTATTCTGCGTCAACAAAAAAAATAGATTGCTATTACGCTCAGTCGTCCGGCCAGATTGGGTCGCTGAAATAGTGGTCGTAATCCGTCGGTTGCGGCTTCAGCGATTCGCGCCGCTCCGGGAGCTCGGGGACGCTGCCATCAAGCGAAACGCGGATGATCGCTCCTCGCTGCGTTGCTTCTTGAAACACTGCCAGAACGGCGGCCCCTTCGCGCATGTGCTTACCAATGAACGGGGCGCGTTCGGCCGCAACGTATCCGATCTGGATGCCGCGCTGAGTGACGATCATGATGGCGTTGGGATCGGCCGGGTTGTCAGGCTCTAGAACGAGTTGAAGCGGCTCGCCCGGGACGCAAGTCGCGATCTCGAACCTGCGAGGAATTTGGCCGCGAGACCGCGGTTTGCGATTAGGATAGTCCGCCCCTTTAACGAGCAGAGACAGTTGACGCGGCAAATTTACGATCCTGACGGAACCGCGATCTCCTTGCGCTCGAAGTCGGCTTGGTGCTCTGCAAAGCTCTCCTGATCGACAATTTGGAGATCGGCGCGACCCGTCATAAAGCCCGGCTTGATCGTGCAGCGAACATAGCTCGATCCACCGGCATCGACGGTAACTTCCACGCTGCTCGTCTTATTGTTCAGGATATAGCGGCCGGCGGGGACTTCCCACTCCGCAAATTTGCCGCGGCCGAGCTCCACCAGTTCGTGGCCCTTGAACCGCACGGGGCAGGCAATCCCCATGCCCATGATCGACGAGGGCCGATAGATGATAATCTTTCCGTTGGCTGGCGCAGCATCGGCCGTCGCCACGGCTTCAGGGCCCACTTGATTTACTGCGTCGACGGTAGTCTGCCCGTTGGCTGACACGGCCGCCGCAAGAAGGATCGCACCCACCACCCCTTTAATCACATCCGCCTCCCCAGCCAGATGACCCGCCCTAGCAAATATATGTCTTCCGCCGACACTTCCTGGTTGTCGACGTCTTTATTATCCGAAATGACCAATATCCTGCCCGGTCCGACTGTGCGGAGCCGCTTGATTGCCCCTGCTCCGTAGAGGCTGATAGCCCAGATGCGGTCCTGCATGTTCAAGATGCGCTGCGCGGTATCGATCACGACCAGGTCATTGTCGATGATCGTGGGGAACATGCTGTCCCCTCCCCCGCTGGCTACAAAGAGCCGGTCCGCCGGCGAGCGGGTTATACGATTCAACAGCGCCGCATCGAACTCAAAGGAGCTCTCGTCGGCATAATCATCGATATTGGTCCCCGGACCCATCGAGTAGCTCAGGTCGACATGGCGCAGCGCAATAGACTGGCCGTCGCGCGCCGGTGAGGCACTCGGCGTCGGGCCGCCCACATAATCGCTATCGCCCCGGAGCCATTGCACGGAAACGCCGAGCGCACTCGCAATGTCTGCCAGGTATCGCGATCGCTGCGTTTTCCCCAGAAGTATCTGGCTGATGGCGCCCTGGGTGCAGCCCGCCTCCTTGGCTAGGCGCGCCTGGTCGAAACCGGCCGCAGCCATGGCCTCTTTCAGCCGCTGAACCTGAATGCTTTCCGCCATGGCGCGATCATAGCGACTGCGGAATAGGCCGCTATTGAAGTTGTCTATTGCGAGCACAATAGATTGCTATTACAAAGCGTCGTCATGGCTAAGCTCATGACCCCCCACGCCGCCTTCGCCAAAGCCGTTGAGGCGGCTGGCGGGCAGACCAACTTCGCCAAGATCTGCGGATGTACCCAAGGGAATATCTGGCAGTTGCTCAAAAAGGGCGCCGCACTCCCACCGCAGTATGTCCTGAAGGTGGAGGCCGCTGCATTGGGCGTCGACCGACACCAGTTGCGCCCTGACATATATCCGTCCGAAGCACCGGAAGGCGCCGCGGCATGACGCGCCACCCCGTCCTCCGCCAGCAGCCGGGGCTCCACCGGTTTTGTCAACGTCGTCCGAGCGGCCGAAAAATGCGGGCGCTGATCACCGGCAAGGCTGTGCGGCTCGAATTCACACCGGGCGGCATCCCCGCCGAGCATCTCCGCCTCGCTGCCGAGCAGGAGGACTGCTGATATGAGCGCTTCAATCCTCCGCGGCGGCGAATTCTTTACGCCGAACCACCATCCACTTTCAGCCGGTCGGCCTGCTCTACGAGCTGTTGAGCTAGTTGGCGGCAATATTCCTCTGACAGGAGGAAGTTGGGCGACGGGACGATGCCCGTCTCTCCATTCGGCCCCTGCGCATCTACCCCAAACGTCAGGATCGCGAAGCCCATCCCCCGATTCAATTGCCAACCCCGCACAAGCGAAGCTTGAACTTCGTTCGTCACCTGCGTCCCTTCCAGTCGTCGATCGCACCACGACTGTAGCCGAAGCCGCCGGGGAGTCGATCCTCGGCGGCGGAGGGCTGGGCCAATGACCCCGCGCCAGTCCTACCTCCTCTTCGCCGCGGCCATGTCCCTGTCGGTCATAGCCGCGCGCTGGCTGCTCGGCCTTGCAGGTCTGATCGTCCCGACCTGGGCGTTCGTCGGAGCGCTCATCTTCGTCAATTTCGCCGCCCTCTTCCTGGCGGGCGCCTGCCATAGCGGGAGCGCTCGGTAGATGGCGAAGCACCTCTACAATATGCTGCGCGGCTGCTGCCTCGCGCAATCGGACAGCCACGGTATCCGCGTCGAACCGCTCCGCTTCATCTCGCCGAGGCTTACCCTCGACGAGAATTACAACATGCTCGTGCATTTCCGGACCGGTGATCGTGGGCGTTCGCTTCATGGAAAGGCGGCCTAAGCGATGGCCGCACCGGACATCCACCCCCGCTACCGCACCGTTTCCGCATCGAAGCTGATCGAGACGGCCGGCCTGTCCCTCAAGGCCATCAAGGACGCCGACGGCCTGACCTACGCTGATCTCGGTCAGGAGCTCGGCAAGAGCGGCGACATGGCGGAAGCCTATCGCCACGGCTCGTCCGAGATGTCGATGACGACGTTCCTTCGCGCCTGCCTGCGCTGGAACGGCCGCTTCGCCAATTCCGTCTTTGCGATGCTCGGGCTCAAGCTGGTGCCGCTGGACGCCGAGCACCACTGCGACCGCAAGGCCATGACGATCGTCATGCGGGCCCAGGTCGCGATGGCCGAGAACCTCGAAGACGGCCTGCTCGAAGACGACGAGCTCGTCGAGGATCGCGACTGGATCGAGGCCGCCGGCGCGGTCTTCGACGGATGGCGCCAGCGATTGGCGCGCATCGACGGGAGGAGCGAATGACTTCGCATCATATCGATCACCACCGCCCCGGCGGCCCGCTCGTCCAGCACGAGCCGCTGTCACGCCGCGAGCGCGACGGCTCGTACCGCATCACCGACGGCGCCGTGCGCGACATCCGCCAGCGCGTGGCCGAGGCGCATCAAGCCGCCTGGTCGACCCGCCGGTCTCGCGCCGCGGCGGCGGCCCGCGCGCTCCGCCCCGAGCTGGGGCTTCCGGCATGATCGTTCGCACCCCGCTTCGACAGCGCCGCATGGCCGAGGAAATTCTCATCGGTTGGGCTGGCGGGAGCCAGATTCGTGTATATCAGAGGTGTCCGCTATGACGCCGGACACCCCTCGCCCGCACTGCCTTAATCGCGACGCCTGCACGGCCGCCAAGCCCACCAGCCACTGCCGTCGGTGCAATGCGATCGCCGTGAATGCCTCGCCAGACCATCGGGCGAAATGCAGCGCTGCCATGCGCGAGCGCTATCAGGATGCAGCGTTCAAGGCCGAGCATACCGAGAAAGTCAGGCACGCGATCAAACGTGCCGCGAAAGACCCGGAATGGTTGGCCCGCAAGCGCGAAGTCGGGCGGCGTTATGGAGCGCCGAACCTGCTCAGCGGTCACACGACGGAATCGCGGCGAAAGGCCGGCCCCCGGATCAGCGCCACGAAGCTTTCGCATATCCCCGAACATCTACGGGATGAATATCGCAAATTGAGCCGCACCAAGGGTTTGACAAAAGCCGAGCGCATCGAGGTCATCAACGGCATAATCGATATCGAGCGCCGCGCATCACCCGAGGCAGAAGGTCGCCGCATCGTCGAGCGCATCACGCGAGAGATGGAGGCCAAAGAGCGCCGCCGGAAAGCGCAGGCGTACTGATGAGCACCGGCAACGCGTCCCGCAATCATAAGGTCGGCGATTACGCCCGCGCGGCCCAGGACTGGTACGTCGAGCCGCGTTGGTGTGTGGAAGCGCTGGCCGATGCGCTGCCGCTTGTCGAGGGTTCCTATGTCTGGGATCCGTGCTGCGGCGGAGGAACTATTCCGGCCGTCTTCGCCGAACGCATCGGCCAGAACCGCGTCATCGCGACCGACGTCGTTGACCGCGGATACCAGCGCTTCGCTCAGAAATGGGATGTCCTGCAATCGGGAGCTCCTTTTGCCGTCAAGGCGGGGATGCGCATCAATGCGATTCTCAATCCACCATTTAAGCAGGCCGAAGCCATCGTCCGAAAGCTGCTGCCCTTGGTCGACTACAGGGTAGCGATCCTGCAGCAATTGCCATTCCTCGCGAGTCGCGGGCGGGCGAAGCTGTTCGCAGAGTTCCCGCCCAGTGACATCCTGATCCTGTCGCAGCGGCCCAGCATGCCGCCCGGTCACCTCGTCGCCGAAATGGGCGAACGGGCCTTCAAAGGCGGCACGACCGATTTTTGCTGGATCGTCTGGACGCGGCCGCACGATCGCGAGACGCGCGTTCGATGGCTTGAGCCGAGGGCCGCATGACCGGCGGCTCCCAGCAGCTCCGCGCCTACCGCCGGTACCGCGCCGATGGCCTCGACACGAAACAAGCCGCCGCCTTCGCCGGCATCTCACTCGGCGAGGCGCAGCTCATCGACAAGGACGACGCGCGCGAGCCGCCGCCACCGGAAGCATTCGACCCCATACCCGCGCTGGCCGGGCCCGCCAGCACCACCACAGAGGAGCCAGTAATGGCGCGACGGAAGAAGCAGACCGGAACGGTCAACGGCGAGGTCCCGAAGCCGGATTTCGAGATGGCGGTGAAAATCTACCGCGAGGATATCCGACCGGCCCAGGGCACGGTCGGCGAGGCCGCGCAGGAGATGTCGACCGCCTACAAGGCGATCAAGAAACAGGCCCATATCCAACCCCAGGCGGCACGCCTCGCCTTCCGGCTCGACGCCATGGAGGAGAGCAAGCGCGACGATTACCTGCGCTGCTTCCGGGGCCTGCTCAAGGAACTGAAGATCTTCATGCCGAGCGATCTCGTCGATGCCGCGCAGGGCAACGGCGATGCCGGCGGCGAGGTGATCCCGATCGGCGAGCGCCGACAGCCGCAGCTCGCAACCGTGCCGCGCGACGATTCCGATCTCGCCGGCGGGGGCGATACGCCGACCGCCAGCGCCGACGATGCCGAGGCCTGGGTCGTCTTCGATCCCGAGGCCAACCTGTATATCGACGACACCGGCAAGGATTGGGCGGCGTTCGCGGATTGCGGCCGCTTCACCAAGGCCCGCGCCCAGGAGATGATCGACAGCTTCGGCGAGGATGCCGACGGGTTGCAGATCGTCGACTCCGCCGGCCCGCTGCCCGGTCCCATGGTGTCCGAGGCGGCCGAATAGCGCCATGCGGGTGATCTTCCTCGATCTGTCCAAGCGCTCGGCGGGCTACGCGTGCTGGGGACCTGGCGACCCTCGCCCGGTTTCCGGCGCGTGGGTGCTCGGTTCCGAGTTCACCTCGGACGGCCTGGTCTATTGCAAGCTGCACCAGAACCTGTCCGGCCTGCATGCGCTCGGGCGGATCGAGGCCATTTTCTGGGAAGAGCCGCTCGATGCCCGGGTGCTGAACGGCCACACCAATATCGACAGCGTGCGCGTCCTCGGCGGCCTCGCCGCCCATGCCGCGAGCTGGGGCGAGGCCGTGCGCTGCCGCGTGATCAGGCCGGTCAACATGGCCGTCTGGCGGCGCTTCTTCATCGGGGCGATGCCGCGGGCGACGAAGACGGCCGACCTCAAGCTGATGTCGATGCAGCGGTGTCGGCAGCTCGGCTTCAAGCCCGCGACCCACGACGAGGCCGAGGCCATCGGCGGCCTTTCTTACGCCTGCGACCAACTCAACCTCACCCCGCCATGGCGCGATCAGCTCCTCTTCGGCGGCCGGACCATTCGAGAAGGCCGTCTATGACCGCTCCCGCACCGCTGACCCCGCCCGACGCGGACCTGCAGGACTTCCCGTTCATGCCGCTCCATGTCGCGCGCCTGCGCGATAGCGATCTGGCAGCCGAGGAGCACCCCGAGGCCTGCTGGTACGCAGTGCTGCTCTGGGCCGCCTCCTGGCATCAGATCCCCGCCGGAAGCCTTCCCGACAACGACACCGTGCTCATGCGACTGGTCGGTCTAGGGCGTGATTCGCGCACTTGGAAGAAACATCGCGCCGGCGCGCTGAGAAGTTTCGTGAAATGCGCTGACGGGCGACTTTATCACCCTGTCGTCGCAGAACAGGTCATCGAACGGTGGCAACGAAAGGTCGAGCAGCGGCACCGGACCGAGTGCGCGCGGATCAAAAAAGCCAATCAACGCAATGGGACAGACCATCCGTGTCCCGATTTCGAGAGCTACGCGACGGCGAATTTCCCCGCCTCAGTCCCCTATCTGTCCTTCGAGACACGAGTAGTTGTCCCCGAGGACACCACCCCATTGTCCTCAGGGACAGATGCCGATGTCCCTCGGGAAACAGGCTCCAAGGGAGAGGGAGAGGGAGAGGGAGATTCTATTATAGATGACGATGATGTTGACGCGCGCGCGCAAGCGCCCGCCGACGCATGTCCCACCCACGACCCGATTTCCCTCGCCGCCGAGCTCTGCCGCATCGGCGGAGTTCGCCACCTGGAGCCGAGCGCCATCAACCGGCACGTCGACCAGGCCCGCGAATGGCTGAGCGACGGTTTCGATCCCGACACCGAGATCATCCCCGCAATCCGCGATGCCGTCGCCTCGGCGACCACGACGATCCACAGCCTCAAGTTTTTCGATCCGAGTATCCGCCAAGCCCGAGCGCGCAAGGAGGCGCACGACCATGGACATGAGCCACAAGCCCGGAACCGCGCTGGTCGAGCAGGGGCAGGAGGAGGAGGAGGAGGCCTCTGCGCCAGTCCCGCAGAGGCCATCCTTGCCGCGCGCCGTAATCTCGGCATTGACCGATAACTCGGCGCCCGGTGAGGCGTGGGATGTCGCGCAAGGCATCCGCGAACTTCGCCGCGATGGCCAGCTTGCGCATGTGCCCATTTGCATTGCCAGGCTGGAGAACGCGCTGCTTCCGGTCGACGGCAAGTGGCTCGAGGACCGGCTGACAATCATGTGGACGGCCATGGGCCACAGCCGCGACCCGAGGGTATCGGCGGCATGGTTGCATGAGACGATCCGGCTACTGTCCGACCTGCCCGGCGACATCGCGGCCGACGCGATCGACGAAGCGATCAAGGCCAGCGAGCGCGGCTACATGCCGAGCGTCGGCGCGATCAGGAAGATCGCCGAGCCTATGGTCGCGAAGCGCAAGCGCGCTCTCGCCCGGCTGCGCGCGGTGGTGACGTACACCCGAACCGATCCGGTCGAGGTCAAGCGGCCGACGCCGGAACAGGTGGCGGAAATCCTCCGCGACAACGGGTTTGCTTCGATCCTCGATGCCAAGGCGGAGCGAGAGGCTCGCGCCAATCGTGGGCCAGCGCGCAATCCGACCCGGGAGGACTACCTCGCGATGGGGGTGCCGGAGGAGCACCTGCCGGAAGCGATGCGGCTCCCCGTCGATGCTCAGCACCAGGCCGCGGCGGAATAGGATCACCATGGCGGCGCAGTCGACCACGACCCGAAAAACGACCGTCCGGCGCAAGCGCACGCCGGATACCGGCCTGCTGCGCCCCTATCGGCCCCGGCCGGCGGACTTCCGCGAGGTCTATGTCCGCATGGGTTGGGAGGGTCTGGACGAGCATTTCCGCACCAACTGGCGGTGCATCCGGCGCTGGATCATCGAGCAGATCGCGGAGGACGAGGCGATGGGCCGGATCCACCTGAAGGCGGCCCGCACTAACTGGCTCGCCGAGCATGGCGAACGCATCCGCCGGCAGGAGCTCCGGGGCTCGCGCCGGTCGGACTATGTCGCCGGCCGCCGGCTGCGCCCGACCCGCGTTTTCGATTGGGGCAACATCCCGCCCCGCGCCCAGATGAACCTTGTGTTGGAGGAAGACATGCACGGGTTCACCCCGCCCCGCCCGACCCGGCCGATGCGCGTCAGCGATCACGCCCGGGTCCGCTATCTCGAGCGGGTGAAGGGCGTCGACATCGAGAAGCTCGACGCGGAGATCCTGTCGCCCGCCATGTCGCTCGCCGACGATATGGGCGGCGGCAAGGTGATCATGAAAACCGGGCACAAGGCGGTCGTGCGCGATGGGGTGATCGTCACGGTGGAGAGCAAGTCGGAGCGGAGGAAGGGGCGGTGAAACCTGAGCAGAAAGCGGCGCTGGATAGCATTAACCGTTTCGTTGACCAGCACGGCGGCGACCGTGCCGATGTTCGGCTCGACGAAGAGCGATTTGCATATTTCTGGACGGCACCGGATGGGCGTGTCGCGGCCATCGGTTGGGATGCGCGGAGGTCGCGGTGAGCGATTCCGTCACGAGATTGAAAATTATCAAACGGAAATCGGCATGATCTCGAAGCGGGGTGGAGCTCGTCCGGGCGCTGGCCGGCCTAAGGGCTCTCGGTCCGTCGCGACCGTCGAGCAGGGAGCCACATTGGCCGAGCTGGCGCGGAAGCATGCGCCAACTGCGATCCGTACGCTGGCCCAGATCGCGCGCAAGGGCGAGAGTGAATCGGCACGTGTTGCAGCCGCCAATGCCCTGCTCGATCGCGGATTCGGACGGCCGACGCAGTCGCATGAACATTCCGGCCCAAACGGCGGGCCGATCGAATATGCGAACCTCTCCGACGAGGAGATATCCGCTCGCATCGCCGCGCATGAGGCTGCCCGTGGCAAGCGCCCAACCGCTCACTGATCGTGAATATCTGGCGCTCCTCGATGAAGAAGCGCGGCGCCGCGAAATCCGCGAGCTCGAAGCCGAACGCCGCCGTCGCGCCGACAACGCCGAGAGCATCCGCCAGCGCTGCCGCACCCTCTCCGGCTTCGTCCGGGAGGCGTGGTCGGTGCTCGAGCCGGTCAACCCCTATGTCCATGGCTGGCACATCGACGTCATCTGCGAGCACCTCGAAGCGATCACGCGCGGCCAGATCAATCGACTGCTGATCAACGTCCCACCCGGCACGATGAAATCGCTCCTCGCCGGCGTCTTCTGGCCGGCATGGGAGTGGGGACCGTGCGGCCGCCCCGCGACGCGCATCATCGGATCAAGCTATTCCGAGGACTATGCCAAGCGCGACAACGGGCGGATGCGCGACCTGATCACCTCCGAATGGTTCCAGTCGCTCTGGCCTACCCCGTTGGTCCGATCGGGCGAAATGGCCTTCACCAACGCTGCGACCGGCTTCCGCCAGGGCAAGCCGTTCTCGCGCCTCACCGGCGGCCGCGGCGATCGCGTGATCATCGACGACCCGCATAGCGTCGACGGTGCCGACAGCGACGCTGAGCGCAATGCCACGATCAAGACGTTCCGCGAATCGGTGCCGACCCGGCTCAACGACCCGATCCGCTCGGCGATCGTCGTCATCATGCAGCGGCTCCACGAGCGCGACGTCTCGGGCGTCATCCTGGCGCTCAAGCTCGGATATGAGCACCTGATGCTCCCGATGGAGTTCGAGCCCGAGCGAAAATGCATCACGTCGATCGGTTTCGAGGATCCGCGTACCTATGCCGGCGAACTGCTATTCCCAGAGCGCTTCCCGCGCGAGGTCGTGGAGCGCGACAAGATCCCGATGGGCTCCTACGCGGTGGCGGGGCAGTTCCAGCAGCGGCCGACGCCGCGGTCGGGCGGCATGTTCCAGCGCGAGGATTTCGAGATCGTCGATGCGCTGCCGGCGGGGAAGCACCGGTTGGTCCGCGCCTGGGATTTCGCGGCGTCGATCCCCAAGCCCGGCACGTCGCCGGACTGGACTGTCGGGCTGCGCATGTGCCGTATCGACGGGGTGTTCTATATCGACCACGTCGTGCGCGGCCAGTGGACGCCCGCCGGCGTCGAGCGGGTGCTCAAGAACACCGCGACCCAGGACGGGGGGCGCTGCACTGTCCGTCTGACCCAGGACCCGGGAGCCGCCGGCAAGGCCGACGTGCAGACCAAGACGCGGCTCCTCGCGGGCTTTTCGGTCGTCTCGAAGCCCGCCACCGGCGACAAGGCCACGCGTGCCAAGCCGGCATCAGCCCAGGCCGAGGCCGGTAACGTCAAGCTGCTGCGCGGGGATTGGAACGAGGCGTTTCTCGACGAGGTCTGCGCGTTCCCCAACGCTGCGCATGACGACCAGGTCGACGCGTTCGCCGATGCGCTCAACGAGTTGGCGCTCGGTGGGAGCTATAATATCGACGCGCTGATCTGAGGCAAAATTGTCACACGCAGCGATGAACCTCGTTCATCTCGAAACACGAGGTAGCAAACCAGCCCCAGATATCTGATTTATTAACAGATCGAAACAATCGGGTGTCGATGCGAGGAGCGATATGCAGATTTATATTTTTGCCGGCAAGGGTGGGATATACGGCTTCACGCCAGATGAGACTGGGGCCAATCTCCCGAAAGATTATGGAGTGTGGACGCACCATTCGACAATTGGGATGCAGCGCGGCGAATCTTCGAGGATCGTCGTCAATACCGATGAGTGCCTTAACAATATCGCAACGCAAGGCTATCATCTTCAAAGTGCGAAAATCGAGACGAATACGTCTCTGAACTGACGGCGGTAATACATCCTGGGCGCAATGGGGATGTTTATCTCGCCTTTCAGGCATCCTCTCCTGTTGAACGGGCGGCCGGGGGAAACCTCGGCCGTCTTCTTGTGACGGCGGTAACGGATGCATGCCGGGCCCGGCAGGTTCCTCCCATCGACGTGGGGTAGAGCAGTGGTAGCTCGTCGCGCTCATAACGCGAAGGTCGCGGGTTCGAATCCCGCCCCCGCCACCGATTGAACCAGGGAGATTCCCATGATCCGCTATGTGATCCTTGCCATCGCCAGTCTGGCGACCTTTGCCGTCAGCACCGCCCACGCCATCGTCGGCGCGGTGGATCGCTTCCTCGAATTCGTGCTTTCGAGCATTGCGTGGCCTCCTCAGCCGTTCGCACTAGTCGGCGAAGGTCATGCCGACGCCCTCCCGGCCGGCGCTCCGCTCGACGCCTCGCTGCAGCAAGGCCTCCGTCACGAAGCCCATGTCCGGCGACGATCGGCGGACCGAAACATCTAAATACGGGATTTGCCCGTAATTGATCGGGGCCGTCCTTCGGGGCGGCCCTTTTCGCATGCCGTGACGGCGGTAATCGCGCCCGGCGTGCACCGTCATACCCGCGAAATGGCCTGGATCACCGACAGCCTTCGCACCGCCATCGGCTCCGTCGCCGGGCTTAATCCCCTCAACCGCGCCGCGACTGCGCTTCCCAACGTCTTCACGCACCAGCTCGCCCTCGTTGCGTACATGTCGTCGGGCATGCTCCGGAAGGTCATCGCGATCCCGGCCGACGATCGGGTGCGCGAATGGCGCGACTGGCAGGCGTCGAAGGACGATATCGCGCTGATCGAAGCCGAGGAGGCCCGGCTTGGGCTCCAGGCGAAGGTCAAGCAGGCCGAGGTGCTGCGCGGCATCGGCGGCGGCGCGCTGATCCTCATCACTGCCGGCGATCATGCGCAGCCGCTCAAGCCCGAACAGATCGCCCAGGGTGGCCTCGTCGCCGTCAATGTCGTGAGCCGGTGGCAGATCAGTGGGCGCAACTGGATCCGCGATCTCGCCAGCCCCGATTACGGCGCCCCCACGATGTGGGAGGTGTCGAGTAACGGCAAGCAGACCCCGATCCACCCGAGCCGCGTCGTGTGCTTCCGGGGCGAGCCGATCCCCGCCGGCGGCACCGTATCGGACGAGGACGCCTTCTGGGGCGATAGCCGCCTGCTCCGGGTCTATACCGAGGTCCAGCGGGCCGACGAAACGCAAGGCTGGTTCGCCGCCCTCGTCCGCAAGGCGAAGCTGTTGCGCATCGGGATTCCCGACCTCGACAGCATGGACGAAGACCGGATCGCCAAGCGCGTCGGACTCATCGCCGAGGGTGAGGGCATCCTCAACGCCACCGTCTTCCGCTCGGCCGGTGCCAACGGCGATGCTGGCGAGACGGTCACCGATTACCAGGTCACCTGGACCGGCATCCCTGCCGTGATGGACGCGTTCGATCAGCGCGTCGCGGCCGTCGCTGATATCCCGTTCACCCGTCTGATGGGTCGCTCGCCCGCCGGCATGAACTCGACCGGCCAGCACGACACCGACAACTGGAACCGGGCCGTCGCATCGGGGCAGAACCTCGAAACGAAGCCGTGCCTCAACCAGATCGACCCGATCCTTCTCCGGTCGGCGGGCGTGGCGCAACCCGATGAGGTGACCTGGAAGTTCGCGCCGCTTTGGACGCCCACCGAAAAGGAAGAGGCGGACACGTTCAAGACGACAATGGATGCCGTCACCGCGCTCATGAACACAGGCGCGATCCCGGAGGAGGCTTTCAACAAGGGCGTCCAGAACCTGCTCACCGAGCGGGAATATATCCCCGGCCTAGACCAAGCGCTCGAGGAGGTGCCCGAGGCGGAGCGGTATGGAGGCATGGCCGAGCCGACGGCCGCTGACCTGGGCGGCGACCCCAGCGCGATTGCGGGGCAGCCGCGAACGACCGTGGTGGCGGGTGATGCAGCCCACTTCTTCGCCGACGCGAAGCCCCGCCCGCTCTACGTCCAGCGCAAGCTTCTCAATGCCGACGAACTGATCGCCTGGGCAAAATCGGTCGGCTTCACCTCGACGCTGCCGGCCGAGGACATGCACGTCACCGTCCTCTATTCGCGCACCGCGGTCGATCCGATCAAGATGGGCGAAAGCTGGAACGAGAACGAGAAGGGCGAGATCGCCGTCAAGCCCGGCGGCCCGCGCGCGATCGAGCGCCTGGGTGAGAACGCCGTTGTGCTCCTGTTCGCCTCGTCTGAGCTCTCATGGCGGCATGAATCCATGGTGCGCGCCGGCGGGAGCCACGATTACGGCGACTATCAGCCCCATGTCACGCTGACCTACGAGGCGCCGGCGGGGATCGACCTCGACGCGATCAAACCGTTCACCGGACGCCTGCTGTTCGGGCCCGAGCTGTTTGAGCCGCTCGATCTGGACTGGAAGAGCAAGGTCACAGAGGCGTAAGCGGTGGCCTACAGCCTCGCCGCCCTGGTCCGCCACAAGCGCAACCCGCGCCGCAAGCAGATCGTGATCCGCGATATCCGGCCACCGCAGATGCTGGCGAGCGACCTGTATCGGTCAAGCTACGCCCGCGTTTGCGCGGCATGGGAGGCGGCGATACCGCGGATCATGGCGGAATATGAGCGAAGCGTGCCGGTGCGGGACGCATCTGCAAATCCGGGCAAAAATATTCAGATTCTATCTGACAGCGCTTCGGATCTCGGCGACCTGTTCCGCATCCTCGGCGATGAACTGACCCGGCTCATCCTCGACATCATCCCCGAACTGCGCGACTGGACGTTCCGCACAGATCGCTGGCATCGCGACCAGTGGCGCGGCGCCGTGCTCAGCGCGACAGGCGTCGATATCGAGACGATCCTCTACGCATCGGGCACCCCCACCACCGTCGGTGAGACGCTCGCGTGGAACACCGCGCTCATCAAGGATGTGAGCGACCAGACCCGTCAGCGCATATCATCGGCAGTGTTCGCCGGGCTGCAAGCACGCAAGCCGGCGCGCGAGGTCGCAGCGCAAATCCGTGATGCAGTCGGCATGTCGAGGCGTCGATCGCAGCTCATCGCTTCGGACCAACTCGCCAAGCTCGCCTCTGGCCTCGATAGCGAGCGCATGCATGACGCCGGGATCAGCCAGTTCAAATATCGGCACTCGGGCAAGCTCCACGCCCGGAAATGGCACCGGGCGCGCGACGGGAAGCTCTATGAGCTGGAAACAGGCGAGCAGGTCGAGGGGCCCGACGATATCGCGCGCGACGATATGCCGGGGGTTCCGCCCTATTGCGGGTGCCGGAAGCAGGCGGTGCTCACGTTCGACTAGCGCTCTGAGCCTTTAATTCGACTAGCTTTTCTAGCGCATCCGCAATTCGTTTTAATTGATCGATCTGCTGGCGTTGCTCTCGCCTTATAGCACTCAGATCGTTGCTCAGCCGTTGTGCGTAGCTATCGTTCATGATGCCCTCCCTATTGACGGCGGTAACGATAGCACGCCCCGCGCGGCATCCAATGCCGCATGCTGTTCACAGATCGCGCCATTTTGGACGGACCGGCTCGCATCACGCGGGAGGGGCACCTGCTCGCCGTCGCCCGCGCGGCCAGGGCGAACAATGTCCAGGACTATCTACCGCATGAGATAGGCCAGGCTCCCAAGCCGGACGGCACCCCCTATCGCATCTTCCGTCCCGAGGCCGAGGTTTTCGCCCGCGACGCTGTCCAGAGCGCCGCACATCGCCCGATCACGGTCGACCACCCCGCCGAGGATGTCAGCGCGGCCAACTGGAAGCGCCTCGCGGTGGGTGATACCGGCGGCGAAGTGCTGCGCGACGGCGAGTTCCTTCGCCTCCCGATCATGGTGATGGATGCCGACGGCGTGCAGGCCGCGACCACCACGCATCAGGAATTCAGCCTCGGCTACAAGGCCGACCTCGACATGACGCCCGGCACCTTCGGGGACCAATCCTACGACGGGGTCATGCGCAACATCCGGATCAACCACCTCGCCCTCTGCCGCCACGCTCGCGGTGGTGCCGAGCTGCGCATCGTCGACGAGCGCACGAGTCCCAACGGAGAAATGAAGATGTCCAAGATTAAGATTGGCGACTCCGAGGTCGACCTGTCGGACGGCGCGGCCGTCGCGGTCGCCGTCGGTGCGCTGCAGAGCAGACTCTCGGACGCCGAGGGCAAGGTCGGTACCCTCACCGCCGAAAACGCAACCTTCAAGACCTCGATCGAGGCGAAGGACGGCGAGATCGCTGCGCTCAAGAGCCAGCTCGCCGATGCGACCGACCCGGCGAAGGTCAAGGCGCGCGACGAGGCCCGGGCCAAGGTCGTCGATGCCGCCAAGAAGATCGCTGGCGACAAGCTGGTGGTCGACGGCAAGACCGAGGCGGAGATCCGTCGCGCCGCGGTCGAGGCCAAGCTCGGCGACGCTGCCAAAGCCATGTCCGACGACGCGATCGCCGGTGCCTTCGCCGCCTATGCCCCGCTCGGCGACGCCAAGCCGCAGGTGCAGCCGATCGGCGCCCCCTCCTCGCTCGGCGACGCCGCCGATGTCCGCAACCAGGCGCGCTTCTCGCGCTACGCCTCCTAAGGGATCAGGGTCATGGCAGAAGTTCAGACCACCTACACCGATAACCTGGCGCCGGCCTATCCCGGCATGATCGCCAATGGCGAAGTCGGCAATCGCATCACCCGCACCTGCGAGGATGCGGCCGGTATCGGGTTCGGCAAGGCCGTGTACCGCGGAGTCGGCGACCATGGCTGCACCGCCACCCAGACGCTCGTCGCGGCGGGCTCGGAGGCCGCAGGCAATGTCGGTACCGGCACGATCACCGACGTGCCCACGGTCGCGGCCGGCGCGAAGATCGGGCGCTATACTGCGATCCTCCTCGCGACTTCCGCAACGGCGGCCTTCGCGGTCAATGACCCGGATGGCAATCTCGTCGGTCATGGCAACGTCGCGACGCAGTTCTCGGGCGGCGGGCTGACCTTCACGATCAGCAACGCGGGCACGATGACCATCGGCGACACCTTCTACGTCGACGTCACCGGCAACGAGTTCCTCGGCATCACGATTGCCCATGAGGCGCTTGCGGTGCTGCCCGGGGCCGATGCGGACGAATATCCGCAGTACGAGAACGTCCCGATCCTGACCGGCGGCGCGCCGATCTGGGTGAAGTCGGGCGCGAACTTCGCCCAGGGCAACGGCGTCCACGTCGCGGCCGACGGCGATTTCGAGCCTTCGGGCGGCATCGGTCTCGATGGCTGGGATTTCGACAACAGCGGCACCTCTGGCGATCTCGCCAAGATCGTCGCGCGCTAAGGAGCACGGGCACATGTTCATCAATTTCGCAGACGCGACCGGCGGCATCATCACCGATGCCAACGCCTGGCACGGTGCCGACGAGTCGACCCGCCAACGCGCCCTCACCGCTTGGAAGGCGCACGATGCGCGGCTCGCCGCCAGCTTCGCCGACAAGACCGCGGAGTTCCTCGTCGACGCACAGGTCGGCCGGGCCTTCCTGGTACCGCAGCTCTACCGCATCGAGACCGAGGTCTACATGCGGAAGTATCCGAGCTTCGATTTCGGTCAGCTCATGACCGTCATCACCGATGGCGATCATTGGGACGTCGGCACGGTCTTTTATTCGATGGATCAGGTCGGCAAAGCCGAGTTCCTGGCGGGCAAGGCGTTCGACATGCCTTACGCCTCGACCCTGATGAACCAACATACTCATGCCTTCCACCTGGCGGGCATCGGGTACGAATGGTCCGTCCAGGAGATGGAGCGCGCAGCCCGGCTCGGCCGCTCGCTGTCGAGCGACAAGGCTATGGCCGCCGACCAGGCCGCGCAGGCGTTCCTCTGGTCGATCGCAATGACGGGCCGCACGCCCGGCGCCGCGACGTCGGAGAAGGGCTGGACCGGTCTCGTCAACAATGCGTCGGTCCCCTCGGCCCAGGTGCCGAACGACGGCACCGGCCCGGCCCGCACCTTCGCGTCGAAGACCGATACGCAGGTGCTCCGCGACATCAACGAAGCGCTGATCGCGGTTCACACCGCCACCGGTGAGACACATGTCGCCAATACGCTGCTGCTGCCGACGAGCACCTATCAGGAATTGGCGAGCCGCCGCCTGGGCGACACGGCCGACACGCTGCTCGACTTCATCCGGCAGAAGAACGCCTATACCGCGCTCACCGGACAGCCGCTCACCATCCGCGCCACCCGCGCGCTGGAAACGGCCGGCACCGGCAACAGCAAGCGGCTGATCGCCTACGACAACAGCCGCGAGGTGATCCGCTTCCACCTGCCTGGACCGCACCAGTTTCTGCCGCCCTTCCAGAAGGGGAGCATGGTCTACGAGGTCGGCGGCATCATGAACGTCGGCGGCGTGGAGATCCGGCTGCCCAAGGCGATCGTCTATCGCGACAGCTTCTGATGCCGTCGCGGAACTGAACAAGCACGGGGCGGCTCGCGGTTGCGGGTCGCCTCTTTTTTCGGAGACCTGACATGACCATTGTGAAAAACATCGCCGCCGGCCCGCGCGGCATCGCCCTTCTCACCGGCGCCATGCTGATGCTCGAGCCCGGCCAGACCAGCGACGATGTTGAGATCGCCAAGGACGAGATCGCGGCAGCGGACAAGGCGTCGTTCCTATTCGGCAAGGACGCGCAGGCCCACAACGAGGCGGCGGTTACGCCGGCAGCCGATGAGGAAGGCGTCTCGACCGAGGCGCTCGCGGCGGCGCTCGCACGCGCCGAATCCGCTGAGGCTCGCGTCGACGCGCTGCTGGTGGAGAACGAGGATCTTAAGGCCAAGCTCGCCGCGTTCGACCATGACGGCGACGGCCACCCCGGCGGTACCGCGCAGACCGAGCCGGCGAGCGATGAGAGCGTGAAAACGGCGCTTGAACTCCTCGACCCGACCAAGGACGAGGATTGGACCGCGGCCGGCCTCCCGGCGGTCGATGCCGTCGCCACTCTCGCCGGGGGCAAAGTTACCCGCGACCAGATCAAGGCGCTCGCACCCGACCTCACCCGCGAAGCCGCGAAGGCGGCGCTCGCCAAGGGTTGATCGCCCGCCCGTATCGGGCTGATCGGGGCCGCGTTCCTGAATGGGGGGAGCGCGGCCCTTTTCGTTGACGGCGGTAATCCCGTCTGCCGTCCCTTGCGAAAAGGCGGCATGGCCTACACCGCGCCGACGCCCGCCGACCTCACGATGCGCTACCCGGCATTCGCCGCGGTCGGTGACACCGTGATCCAATATTGGCTCGACGATTCGCTGCGCTTCGTGACCGATTGCTGGATCGAAGGCGACCGGGCCGCCGCCATGATGGCCTATGCCGCTCACCAGATGGCGATGAACGGTCTCGGAGGCGGCATCGCTGGCGACCTCCCCGCAGGCCTCACCCGCTTCCGCTCCGGTGCGATGGACGTCGCCTTTTCGGATGCCGCGGCGGCGCGGTCAGCGGCCGGCGGATATGGCGCGACGCGCTACGGGCAGGAGTTCGCGTTGCTGCAACGCCGGTCGAAGGGCGGTGCCCGCCTGGTCGGTTGCCCTGCCCGCCCCTGCCGGCCGTTGTCATGAGCATCGCCGAAGCCTTCGCCGGGATCGCGCTCGGGCTGTCCGCAACGTTCGGAGGTCCGTTCTTTGATGCCAAGGTGATCGACCAGGGCGAGGCTGAACAGGATGACGGTGGCTCGATCGTCGACCCGGGCGAGCCGGTCGATCGCGACTGCTCGGCCCAGATCGACGCCTGCACGGAAGCGATGCGATCGGAGCAGGGCTATTCCGACAAGGACGTCCGCCTGCTGATCCTGCGCGCGACGATCGACGGCGATCTCGACACCGACGCGATGGTGGAAGTGCTCGCGGGTCCCGACGCCGGTCTGTTTTCGATCCAGTCCGTGGGGACAGACCCCATGGCCGTCTATTGGGAATGCCGGGCCCGCCCGGCGTGAAGGAGAACCATCATGGCTGGCGTGAATGCTGAAATCGCCCTTTCCATTGCCGCGACGCTCGTCGGCACCGGCGACCTGGGCAATCCGAAGCTCAAGATCGATCCGATCTCGGAATTGCTGCAGCTCGTGCCCGGCACCGATGCGGTGAACAAGGCCGATATCCTCTTCGCGGATACGCGCACGGTCGGCGCCTCGTCTTCGGAGGATCTCGACCTGGCCGGCGAGCTCGCCAATGCGTTCGGTGCGACGATAACGGCGGCCGAGGTCGTGGCGATCTTCATCAAGGCGCACGAGAGCAACACGAACAACGTCGTCGTCGGGGCTGCCACGGCCGCCTTCCCCGGCCCGCTTGGCGCGACCGGCACCTACACGATCAAGCCCGGCGAATATTATCTCGCGGTGTCCCGCTCGGGCTGGGCCGTCGGCGCCGGCACGACGGACGATCTCAAGATCGCCAACAGCGGCGGGACGACGGGCGTGACCTATGATATCCTCGTCATCGGGCGCACGGTCGCGGCCTGATGGCGCGGATCCGCGGCGCGAAGGAACATGCGGCGCGGCTACGGCGGCTTACCAGCCCCGAGGCCGCAAACGTGCTGACACAGGCGCTTTTCACGGTCGGGCAGAATGTTCAAACCGACGCCCAGACCAGCATCACGACCGGTGCGGTAAGCGGCAACAGCCACAAGCCGTCGGCGCCAGGTACTCCTCCGAACAATGATTCGGGGACCCTTGCCAACAATATCGAGACGATTATCGCCGGCCCGCTGCATGTTCAGGTGACATCGAATGCACCGTACGCGGCCATCCAGGAGTTCGGCGGGACGATCAACCATCCTGGCGGCACAGCATATTTCATCGGTGATGGCGGCTTGGCCGTATTCGTGCCCGACAGCAGTATCTTGTCGACCTATCTCCCCAGGACGAAGCCACACACGATCACGCTGCCGGAGCGTCCCTATATGCGGCCTGCGGTCGCCAAGAACCGCAAGCCAGGAATTGAACTGGTCCGCAAGGCGGTCAATAAGCTGCTGAGTGGCACAAAATGACAATGGCACGCGATCGAGATATTCGTCGGGCGATGCTTGTCGAATTGAAGGGGAGCGCCCCGCTTATCGCGCTCGTCCCCGCAACTTCGATCTTCCCCCAAACAGTACCGGCCAATCAATCTTGGCCGCTGGTGAAAATGGGTGTGCCGAGCGGGGTCTCGGCGATCCGAGGCGCATGCATGGACGGCGCGGAGAGCATCGTGGCGGTCCACGGCTTCACTGCTGGCGTCCGCCGGGGCAAGAAGCTGATCGAGACCGCAGAGGACCACGCCGGCCGTATCGGTGATGCGATCGCTCGGGCCCTCGACGGGAAGCGCCTACCGCTCGAAGGCGGCGGCACGGTGAGAATCCGCTGGACCGGCTCGCAGCTCCTGCAGGACGCTCAGGAAGCGGGCGGTTTCCATACCGTCCAGAACTTCCAGATGCGCCATCTCGCCTGATATGGCATAGCCGGACTATGGATTTGCCCCGATTGCAGCTTGAGCTCTATGGGCGCCTCTTCGTCGAGATGATGAAGGCGGGTATCATTCCGGCTGATTTGGTCCAGCGAATGCGTGCAGATTTTAAACGGTCGGCCGATCTCGCCAAGCGTGATGAGGATCAGCAGCATTTCGCCGACATGGCGCTTCTGGCAGAAACGCTACTGATGAGGTCCGAGCTGGATGTTGTGGGTGATGTCGCCCAGGAGGCGCGCAGCCGCTTCCGCGTCATCCAAGGAATTGACGGCGGTAGCGGCGACGCCTGACGGGCCATAGCTTCCTCCCGATTTTACCGGAGGAAGAGAATGTCCGAGCCCACCGAAGCCGATTTCATGATCGTGAAGCTCGGCGATGGCGAGAGCCCCGAGGTTTTCACGGCCATCTGCGGCATCGAGAATGTCTCGATCAACAAAGCGGTCAATTCCAATGACCGGTACCGTCGCGATTGTGCGAAGCCGGGTATTCCCGGCGCGCGGAAGAACCGCGCCACCGGCATCTCGCTGACAGTCACCGCCTCGGGCGCCGCGAACGTTGACAATATCTCCACGTTCGAATCGGTGCTTGGCATCAAACGCAACTACCAGATCGAGCTTCGCCAGTCCGACGGCAGCGACGCCGGCGTCCTGCTCGGCACCTATGCCGGTGCTTTCATGCTCATGTCCGACAACATGACGGCCGATCCGAATGGCGACAGCACGGGCGAGATCACCCTCAACAACGATGGGTCGTGGACCTGGACCACGGCCGCGTGACCTCGCTCCCTACCGACATCACGATCGACTTCGCCGACGGTGTTTATAAGTTCGCGCTGCTCCTTCCCCAGCAGATCGAGCTCGAAGACAAATGCGGCGCGCCGGACCAGAGCGGCGTTCGCCGGCGAAAGGGCATCATCGAGATTTATGCCGACGTCATCGCCGGCCTGCTCGTCGTCGATGGTGAAGTGGTAGCGAATCCGATGGCAGGCCGTGCGTCAGCCTTTGAATGTCGCGAGGTCGTTCGTCTCGGGCTGATTGGCGGCAATTATGGCTTGGTCGATGGTGCGGACATTCAGGTTAGCCCGGCACGCGCGCTCAAGCTCGTCGAGAGTTATGTCGACACCCGCCCCCTTGTCGAGCGCTGGACGCTGGCCGCCGCGATACTCCGCGCCGCCGTGGAAGGGTTCGACCCGCCAAAAAAAGCCCCGCCGGCCAAGGCGCCGGCAAAGCGAATCTCGCAAAAGGCTTCCAAGCTCTCAGGCTAGACGAGATCATGGCCGACGCTGCAATCATCGGCGTCGATTGGGAGAAGCACAGCTTCGCGACGTTCATGTCCCTGAAGGCAGAATGGAACCGTCGGCACGGCGACGGCAAGTCGGATCCTGTCGCGTCACCCGGCGGCCACGACCGGATGCGCAAGGCGATGGCTGCTCAGACACGTCATTGACGGCGGTAATCGGGGCAGCGCGGCGGCCATAGGGTCGCCCCCATGTCCGTCACAGCCGATAGCGTCGTCGTCGATCTGATCGCGAACACAGGTTCGCACGACGCCAACGTCAACAAGTCGGCCGACAATTTCGAGCGCGCAGCGGCGCGTTCGATGAAGGCTGCAAACGACGTCGAGCGGTCGACGGCGCGTATGGCGAACGCCCAGCGCAACATAGGCCGCCAGATTTCGGACATCGGGACCCAGCTTGCAGGTGGGCAGAGTCCTTTCCTGATCTTCGCCCAGCAGGCGCCCCAGGTGGCCGATGCGTTGGCGGATACAGGCGGCAAGGCGGCGAAGGTGGCGGCGTTCTTCGCCGGCCCGTGGGGGGCGGCTATCCTCGCTGCCGGGTCCATTCTCGCCACCACCCTCATTCCGAAGCTGCTCGAAGCGGGCCATGAGGCCGAGGAGACGGAAAAGCGGGTCAAGAAGCTCGCGCAGAGCGCCGACAGCTTCGGCGAGGCCCAATCCCTGCTCGGCAAGGCGATCGACCTCACCACCGGCAAGCTGAAAACGCAGAACGAGGTACTCCTGGAAGCGATCCGTCTGCAGGCGCTCGCCAGTAAGACGGCCGCGGCGGCGCAGGAGAGCGATGCGCGAAATGCCGTCCGGCAGCAGGGCAAGCCGTCCCTGCTGCAAAGCTTCAGCTCGCTATATACGGGTATCGGCCTGCCGCAGGGCAATCAGGACATTCAGGACATTGCTTCGCGTTTCGCCGACGGGAAAATCGGCATCGAGGCGGCCCGCAAGGAGCTCGACAAGCTCACCAAGGCCGGCCGTCTGAGCGAAACGGCGATGGCCGGCGTTCTAGAGCAGTTCGTGAATCTCGGCAGGCTGGCGAACGATCAAAAGGCCGCCCAGCAAGTGCTCGATGCGCTCGATGGCAAAGGCATCGCCAGCGATCTCAAACCCTACGAGGATACGAGCAAGGCCGACGCCCGGGCCGCCGAGAAGGAGGCGCGCGCCCGTTTCGAAGCGGCCCAGCGGCTTCGATCCATCACCGAGCAACTCATTGCGTCGAAAGCCGATCTCACCGCCGATGTGCAGGAGCAGGACCAATATCAGCGTGATCTCGTCAAACTAGGTCGCGATGGTCAGGTGGCCGAACTGAAAGAGCAGATGCGGCGCAAGGAGATCGGCGAAGCCGAGTTCCAGGCGCGCTCGGCGCTTGTCGAGGCGATCACGGCAAACAAGCTCGACCTCATCAACCGCAAGGATGAGATCCGGCTCGCCCAAGAGCAGCTGACGACCGCGCTCGACGCGAACAAGAATCAACAGGATGTCGCCAGGGCGCAGCAAGGGCTGGCGACCACCATCGCCCAGCGCCGCGAACTGGAACTCAAGCTGTTCGATTTGCAGATTGAGGAGCAGCGCTTGCGCGCCCAGTCGATCGTCGATTTGGCGGCGGCGGGGAAAGCCTCGGCAGAAGAGGAACGTCGTGCCAGGGCCGTGCTCGAAGCGCTCCCCGAGCTTCAGGATCTCGGGCGTCGCAATATCGAGCGCAATAATTCCTCTGCCAGCCAAAACTATCTCCGGTCGCTGGGGACCGACCAGATAGCGGACACCTTTGACGAGAAGGCCGTCGGGTACCTCCAGCGCTTCAATTCGGAGCTCGACGATACGGTGAAAAGCGCCCTGCATCTGCACGGCATTTTCGGCGATATCGTCGGCGATCTCATCGACATGGCCATCAAGCAGGCCTTGATCAAACCACTCGGCAATTTCCTCTTTGGCGGATCTGGCGGCGGCTTGATCGGCTCGGTCGCAGGCTCGCTATTCGGCCGCGCGTCGGGTGGATATGTCGCACCGCGCAGCCTCACCCGCGTCAACGAAACCGCCGGCGGCGTCGAGCTGCTCCGCATGGGGCCGTCGGGCGGACAGGTGATCCCGCTCGGACAGTCGCAGGCCGCCCCCTCCGTCGGCGGAACGACCGTACTTCAGACGATCGCCGTCGACGCCCGCGGCGCCGTGATGAATCGCGAGTTCGCGGCCATGATCCTTGCACAGGCCGAGCAGCGCGCCGTGCAACTCGACGCGGTCAGCGGCAAGGCGGTCTACAACGCCACCCCGCAGCGCCTACAGCAACAGAACTTGCTCGGTAGCTGATGCGCAGCTTCTTTCCCTGCATCTTCCATTTCGACGACCAGGATATCCGGGTCGAGGGCCAGGTCGTGTCCTCGGGTCCGTCGCTTTCCGGCATCGAGGAGCCGATCGCGACCGACGGCGGCGGCGTTGTCGTGGCCGACTTCATGAATGGCGACGTCGCCGAGCGCGAGGAGGTGCTCGCCTGGCGCGCTTTCGCCGCTTCACTCGACGGCGGTGCCGCACGCGTAGTGGTCCACTTCGGCGATCGCTATCACCAGCCCGTCGGCGATCCTGCTTCCGTCCCGCACAGCGACGATGCACCATTCAGCGACGACGAGGAATATTCGAGCGGCGGCGCGGATTATGAGGCATCGGTCGCCGCAGCCCTCCGCGCCACAACAATCACGATCGCCGGCAGTTCGGAGCTACCGCTCGTTGGCGGTGAATGGTTCAGCATCCTCCATCCAAACTGGGGTTGGCGGGCATACAATATCATCGCGATCGATGGCGCCACGATCGAGTTTCGACCACCGTTGCGCGAGGCAGTCACTGCCGGAACGGAAATCGAGTTCGATGATCCGCGGTGCGTCATGCGTCGCGCTCAGCCCACCTCGAATGCCCTCAACGTCGGCCGCTACGGGGCGCCTTCGATCAGCTTCGTCGAAGACATGCGGAAGCCGGCATGAGGCAGTCGATCATCGTCCGCATCGATAGCGAGGAGCCAGCGCGCTTCTGGCAGGGGGTGGGCGACATCCTCATCCCGGCCGACGACGTAGAGCCGTTGGAAGCGATCTATCTCGGCGCTGGTGAGCTGATCAGCGTTCCCGATTTCCAGCAACTCATCAACGGCACCGCCGAGCGCATCGAGTTCACGCTGAGCGGCGTGTCGGCCGAGACGATCGCGATGGCCGTCGAGGAGGCCACGTCCGTCCGCGGCGCATCCCTCCATGTCGGTATCGTGACGTTCAACGAGGCGTGGCAGGTGGTCGAGGTCGCCTGGGAGGCTGAGTTCCGCTGCGACACGCTCACAGTGTCCAGCCAGGGCAGCCAGACCGGGCGCGTCCGTTCGATCACGCTTTCGGTCGGCTCGGATGACACCGGACGCTCGCGCGCCCCTATCGCCTTTTTCACCGATGCCAACCAGAAGCGTCGCTCGGCGACCGACAACATCTTCTCGCACGTCGCGGGCATGGTGGCGGGCAAGTCCCGACGGTTTGGCCCGAAATGATGCTGGGCCCATATCTCGAGGAACTGCTCGGCGCGCGGCGGCAGGCGGGAATCCACGACTGCTGCACCTTCCCTGCGAACTGGGCCATCGCCTGTGGCCGGCCGGATCCCATGCAACGCTGGCGGGGCACGTATCTGACCGACGAGGAAGCCGAGCGCATGATCGGCGACGCGGGCGATCTGGCCCTGCTGTTCGAGGTTGGCATGGACGACGCCGGCATCCGCGAGGTCAGCGAGCCGGAATGCGGCGACATCGGTGTGGTCGACCTGCTCGGTCACCAGGCCGGTGCGATCTTCACCGGCCGCCGCTGGGCCTTCGTGCCGGCGACGCGCGGTCTCGGCTTCGTCTCGCTCGACCCCGGCGCCGTCGTGCGCCTGTGGAGGCCCTGATGGGCAAGACGCTGGGAACGATCGCCGTCATCGCTGGCGCCGCTGCGCTGGCGGTTGTCTCGTTTGGCACGGCGGCTGCCTTCGCGGCGCTTCCTGGCGTTGCGACCGCAGGTGCTACGGCTGCTGCAGGCGTCATCACTGCACTCGGCGTGACAGCCACAACCGTGGCGCTGCAATCAACTGCCGGGCTTATCGGCCTGGGACCGAAGGCTCCAAAGCCGGAAACGGCGGATACGGCCAAGCGCATACCTATTCCGCCCCGCGTCGCCGCCTACGGCCGCTCCAAGCTGTTCGGCACCTATATCCTCTTCGAGACCTCAGAAGGATACGATGCCGGCTTCTCGACGGTCGGCGCGGGAACGGCGGTCGACGTCTACGCTATTCACGACGGACCGATCGACGCGATCGAGCAATATTATCTCGGCGACGATCTCGTCACGCTGGTCGGGAACACCGTCCAGGAAGGCACGGACGGCCGCTACAAGGACGGCAAGGTCAAGATATACGCCACGCTCGGCGAGACGCCGGGGACGTGGCTGTCGGCGATCGGAAGCCTCATCCCGGCGTGGGACGACAGCCACCGGGGCGATGGCGTCGTGATCGTTGGCGCGACCTTCGAAGCCGTGAAGGCCAAGGACTTCCAGGACGTCTATCCGACGGGGCTTCCGCCCGCCGTTGGGATCGCCGCGCGCTGGCAGAAATGCTTCGACTGGCGCGACGAGGCCCAATCGGTCGATGATCCCTCGACTTGGACGTGGACCGAGAATGCGGTTCTTCAGACGGCGCATTACAAGCTGGTGCGGGAGAAGGCGAAGCGCGAGCCGGGCGAGGTCTTTCCAAGCGGCCCCAACCTGCAGGTCGCCTGGGACCGCTATTTCGCCCCCACGGTGACCTATTGGACCGCTGCTGCCGATGATGCCGATTCTGGTGTGGCGTTGAAGGCCGGGGGCACCGAACCGCGCTATCGGTCATGCGTCGCCCATGAACTGACATCGCCGCACAAGGAGGTCATTGCGGCGCTGACCGCCTGCTTCGATGGCTGGCTGGCTGCTCGCGCCGACGGGGCTCTGATCGTGTATTCCGGGCGCTATTACGAACCGATGGTATCGCTCGGACCGGATGAGATACTGTCGTTCACCGTCACCGATGGCATCGACGACGAGACCGAGTTCAACGAATATGCGGTCTCCTATGTCTCATCCGAGCATCAGTACAGCACGGTCGATACCACGCCATGGCAGGACACCGCCGCGATCGAGGCGGCAGGCGCGATCAAGTCGAGCGGTCTAGCCAACCAGGTGCCGAGCCATGGACAGGCCCGGCGCCTCGCTAAACGCACGATGATGCGAGCTCGCGCGCCCAAGCGCGGCACGATCACTACCAACAACGCGGGCCTCGCCGTCCGTGGCGAGCGCTTCGTCGATGTCCACCTCGAAGAGGCCGGCACGGTATTCTATTCGGGGCCCGTCGAGGTCGTCCGCCTGACGCGCAACCTGCTGTTCGGTGTCACCTTCGATTGGGTGCTGGCCGATCCTGCGGTCGATGATTGGGACCCGGAAACCGAGGAAGGTGATCCCGCGCCGGTGGAGGAGAGTGTTTCACCTTCCGCTCTCGTGAAGCCGACGATCACATCGGCCGCGCGCGTCACGTCCCAGGACAGCGGATCGAATACAACCGGCACGCGCATCCAGCTCGTGGTCGATGGCCCGTTGCGCGTCGATCTCATCTGGTTCGTTCGCACGCGGCCCAGCGGCGAGGCGACCTGGGATGAGCGCGAATACACGGACATCGACCCGTCGATCGGTGGCGTCGAGATCCTGACCGAGTTCGTGGCGGCCGACAACACGATCGAGGTGCAGGTCCAGTATCAGGTCGGCGATGGGCGTAACTCGCCATGGTCTGACACCGAGACGGTAAGCACTTCGACAGCCGACATTGCCCCCAGCCCTAATACGGATTTCACCGCTACGGGCGGCATGGGCGAGGCGACCGGTTCGTGGCGCAATTCTGCGAGCAGCAACTTCGACCATAGTCGGCTGTATCGCGGCACGACCGCGTCGTTCGGTTCCGCGAGCGATGTTTCCGGCGCGATCACCGGCGCGCCAGGCGCAACCCAGCCCTTCACCGATACAGTCGCCGCCGGAACGTATTATTATTGGACCCGCGCGTTCAATTCGTCGGGCGCCGGAGCTACACCTACCGGCCCGGAAATGGTGACGGTGACATAGCAACGAGGGCGCTGTGACGGCGGTACATGGACATAGCCCCGGCCCATAATTTCTCCAATGGACTGGAGGAACCATGGGCACGATCAGCGACAGCTTCGGCGAAGCTTACCGCAACTTCAACATCGACGGCGTCCCGTCGTCTGGTGCCTATGAGCCCGATAAGGCCGACATTCGCGCCATCGGCCCGGTCATCGAGGCCGCGATCGCAAACATGGGTCTCGGCACGATGGTTGGCGTCACCTATGCGACGCGGTCGGCGCTGAACGCGGATCTCGCCCATGATGCCGGCACCATCGGCCTTGTCTATGCCGACAGCACCGACGCCAACAACGACCTCTACGTGAAGGTTGGCGCCAGCGGTTCAGGCTCATGGACGAATACTGGCGCGCTCCACGACATCATTGGAGCTTTGGCTGGACCATATACGGATGCCGCTGCCGCCAGCGCTGCAGCCGCCGCCGTGTCGGCATCGAACCTGACAGCCAGCAACTATGGGATCACGCTGGACGGGAGCGGGGCAGGCATCTGGGACCTTCGCTTCTGGAAGAGGAACCTGTTCCAGGATGCCGCGGCAACCGTCCCCGTGACCGCCGCAGGACAGCCGGTCGGCTGCATCAGGAATATTCTCGGCGACACGAGCTGGGACCTGATTCAGGCCACGAACGCCGCCCGCCCGACATTCCAGATCCTCGATGGTGTTCCCGCCGTCGTCGGCGCCAATGGCACGGCGATGTACAGTCGCGCGCAGAAGACGCTCAAGCTTCCCTTCTACCTGCTCATGGCGATGCGGAAGGCTGATCAGGGAGCGAATCCGCTCTTCGGCTTCTACGCCGACAATACGCCCGGCGGCTATGATCAGTTTGCCTTCGCCGCCGACACCTTCAGCACGATGCGGACGAACCTCCGCTTCTTCACCGCAGGGCGCACCTGGGTAATCCCCAAGACTTCGATCTACGCGTCGCGCGTCGGTACCTCCTTCGTCCTGGATTCGCTTGCGATCGTAGGTTCGGTCGACTGTCGTCTGAACGGTGGGGCGCAAACGTCCGGGCGTTCGCCAATTTCGAACAACGTCCAGGCCGCCGACAGCGCCCCCGGCTATGTGAACCTCAACTGCCTTGGCGCGGCGCGGACGCCCAATCCCGCGCAAGGCTTCGTCTTCTACGGCGGGATCGCGGCGCCGAGCGTGCCGACCAATCGCGCGCTGGCCGTCTCGACCTTCCGCAGCCAGATCGAGCCAGTGATCACCTCGACCGACAAGGTCATCCTGATCGTCGGCGACAGCACCGGCAACGATATCGACGAAGCCGTCACCGACTATGGCACGGAGCCATTCCGGAAATGGGTGCTCGACGCAGGCGCCACGGGCCTCGCGACCCTCAACCCGACCAAGGACATCTTTTATAGGAACTGGGGGCTCGAGAGCGGCCTGTGGTGCGGTTGGGAGAAGGTAGCGACCGGCAGCGCTGGCGGCGGCGCCGGCAATCGCATTTTCGTGGCCAATGCCAGCGTCGGCGGGTCGCAGCCGAGCTATGGCCTCGGGTCGCTGTTCGCTGCCATGTACGGCGGCCTCGACCATGTCGACGAGATCATCCTGAACCATGGACAGAACATGTTCGTGACCAGCGCCACCGATCCCAACGGATGGCTGCGCGCCGGCGAGTTCATGGACGCCATCGACAAGTTCCGCAGGGTCTTTCCGAAAGCCCCATGGCTGATGATTCGGACTTATCCGATCGGCATCCCTGGCGACACGCGGATCGATCCGGTGGTGGCGGCGGTCGACCGGGTCGCGGCCTTCTATGGCGATATCACGACCGTCGACGTCTATACCGCCTTCAACAGTGCCGGCCGGCCGCTGAGCTATTATGCGCCCGACAAGCTGCACCTGTCCGAACCGGACGGGGTCGACGCCTTCTATGCCGTTTTCGGCCCTGCCTACGCCGCGTGGACGCGCCCCGCCGTCGTTGCGCCGGCTGCGATGGGATTCGCCGCGAACCTCCTCCCCAATGGCCGCTTCGACGACTTCGACGGGGCGGTGCCGACGGGCTTCACCTTCACAGCGAGCGGTGATGGGACGATCAAGCGGTCCAGCCTGCGCATCGACGCCGAGAGCACGGAAGGGCCGACCGGATCGGCATCGACATCGGTGCGCATGCGCCAGACGACGGGATCCAGCTATCTCCAATTCGCAATCGATGCGACGCCCTACCGCGGCAAGGCCGTCGTTATGGCGGTGCGTCTGTATCGTGAGCCCGGCGGCAGCAACGACGGTGGCCGGCTTGAAATGTTCTCCAACGGCACCGGCGCCGTCTCCAACTTCCGTTATGACCAGAGCGGCCAGGGTCAGCCCGTCAGCGGGTGGGTCTGGAAATATCTCTACATCCCGCCCGTGCCGAACGACGCAACCACGCTGACCGGGCGCGTCTATGCCGCCGCCAGCGGGATCGGTGACGTGTCGGTAAGCCGGATCGTGCTCGCAACTGGCGCTGCTGGGACCACGCCTCGGCCTCGCAATGAACGGTGAGGACAATCCCATGAGCTACTTCATGAACACCGTCGGACGGACGGCATGAATGCCCAGGCTGTCACGCTTGGACGCTCCGCGGTGACGCCCTGGTTCGAAGCCGCCTTCCTGAAATATGGATGGATCTGGATCGGCCTGTCGTTCGGCCTCGCGGCGAAATATGCTCTGCTGATCAAGCGCGGCATCCGCATTCGAGGCGCGCTGGTGCTCGCCGACCTGCTGCTACTGCCCATGGTCGCGCTGATCGCATATTCGATCACGTCGCGGCTCGGCGCGAACGGCGAAGCTGCCGCGCTGCTGAGCGCCCTCGCTACCGTCGGCGCCGATCGTCTGGTCAAGCTCTACACCGAACGCTTCCTCGACCGTGTCGATAGCGAGCTGCGGGCGGTCGTCGACCGGCAGAGGGCCGAGATCCGCAACGAGGTGCAGGCGGAGATTTCCGCGAAAGAGGTCATCGTCGACCAGATCACCGGCAAGGCCCCGTCCGAATATCAGGCGCTCAAGCGGGCGCCGGTAGACCTTGGGAAGGGCAAGCCGTGATCGATTGGAAGCCCGCCCAGCGCAATATCGGCGTCACGCCGGACGGCATCATCGGGCCCAACACGATGCGCGCCCTGCTGCGCCGCGTGTCGACGCTGGCCGATGCGACGCCGGACCAGGGCATCATCAACTCGCTGGCGACGGCGGCGCTCGTTCATCTGCCGGCCTATGGGCTGACGGACAGCCGCGAGCGGCTCGCTTGGGCGCTCGCCGAGACAGCGAACGAGACCGGCGGCTATACGCGCTTCGAGGAAAACCTGAACTATTCAGCCGGCGCGCTGGTGCGCACATGGCCGAACCGCTTCAACGCCGCCAAGGCCGCGCGGTTCGCGCGCCAGCCCGAGGCGATCGCCAATGAGGTCTATGGCGGCCGGATGGGCAACGACCAGCCCGGCGACGGTTGGGCCTATCGCGGCCGGGGCATGCTGCAGCTCACCGGCAAGGCGAACTATCTCCTGTTCGACAAGCGGCTGGGCATCGGTCTCGACACGCATCCCGAGATCGCCGCCGTGCCCGCGCTGTCGCTGCTGATCGCCTGCGAGTTCTATCGCGCGAATGGCGTCCTCGCGAAGGTCGACGCCGGTGACCTGGCCGGCGCCCGGCGGATCACGAACGGCGGATTGATCGGGCTCGACCATGTGAAGGCGCTGTTCTCGAAAATCATGGGGCTGTTGTCATGACCGACGAGCAAATCAAGCATATGGTGAACCGCTTCCTATCGTGGAAGCTGCCCGAGGACTTCAGCCCTGATGGTGGGATCACCTTCAAGGCCGAATATAACGACGGCCCGGAAACTATGAAACTGTTGGGGCTGACCGAACCGATGCGCCATGAGCCCAGCGGCACGAACCTGTTCGATGCCACGCAGGCGGAGGCCATGGTCCGCCACATGTTGGACGGGCTGCCATGAAGTCCGCCATCCCGCACCTGCGCATCGTCGTCGCGGCCTCGGCGCTCGCGATCCTCGGTTACGCCGGGTTCAGCATATGGGTGGTGGGCTGGTCGACCGACGCTGCCATGCGCGGTGACGTGATCGGCACATGGAAAAGCTTCGCCGTCGCCGCCTTCACCTTCTGGATCGGATCGAGCTCGGGCGGGAAGGCCGCACCGGAATCCAAGGGAGACAATCCATGAAGCGCCTGATCATCTGCGCCGCGCTGGCGCTCGCCGCCTGTACGCCGCATCCCACCTCGCCGGGCAGCACCCCGGTCCAGCAGGTCGTCGACAAGGTCGTAATCGAGGGAACGCGCGGACTGATCCTCGCCGAGCTCGGCTATGAGAGCGCCGCGACGCTCGCGCTCGACCTGATCAACGCCGGCGTCATCAAGGGCGAGACTGCCGCCAAGGTCCGCGACCTGAATGCGACCGTCACCGACCTGCTGGTCAAGGCCAAGGCCACCACGGACGCCGCCCAGCGCGCCGCGCTCGTCGCGCAGGCCTTCGACCAGACCTTCAAGCTGCAAGCGCTGACGATGGGAGCCGGGCAATGACCTTCGACGACCTTCTGAGCCTGGCGCAAAGCGCCGCGAAGATCGTCACCGCGTCGGGGCTGATCCCCGGTGCCGCGCCGATCATCGACGCGGTGAACGACATCGCCGCGGTCGTGCGTCGCAACGTGGACGAGGGCAAGGCGGCGCTCGCGGCCGACCAGATCGACCAGCTCAACGCCCTGCTCGACCAGGTGCACACCCGAATCCTGTCGCTGTCGGATCGGCTCGACAAAGCGGCGACCGAGGCCAGCAAGCGCTAAGGCGCGTCAGCCCAGCCCGTCACGTTGAGAAGCTGGCCGCCGGTCACCTCATCGATCCAGCAGCCCCCGCCCTGGTGATCGGGCCAGAAGCGTGCCCTTCGGGTCCAAGGCCTATGACCGTGGCGGATGAGCATTACACGCCCGTCACGCCGATCACTTGGCATGGTCTCCATCGGCAGCGTGTTCATCCCATCGGCCATACCGTCTCCACCTCCATCATCTGCGACGGGAATGGCTGCGCCAGCTTGCAGGCCGCATCGAAGTCGCCGGTCAGCCAGGCCTCGTAATCCTCGGGATGGAGGATCACCGGCATCGCCTTCGGGTGCAGCGGCGCCACCAGCGCGCACGGCTCGCAGGTCAGGAACGCATATTCGCCGCCGCGCCAGATCCCGGCGAACGCGCCCACGGGATAGGCCGGCAGCTTGAACCAATGCTCGCCCTTCTTGCCGATTTCGGGATGCGGATCGAGCGTCGGTTCGGCGAAGGTGGTGAAAGGCACCAGGCAGCGCTGTTCGGGCTTCGCGAGCGTCGATTTCCAGAAAGGGCTAGAGAGGTTGCGGACGTTGGTGACGGCCTTGTCGAGCATCTTACCCGAGGCGCCCTTGATCTTGGTCGTGATGCCCCAGGAGCGAACATCGGTCGCGATCTTGCCGGCCTCTTGGCGAACGATGAGGCCCTTGCGCTTCGGGTAGACATCGCTGGCGAAGGGTTCTTCTGGCATCGACAGCGACCATCCGATGTACTCGCGCCAGCTCGGGATCGCCTCCGGGTTCGTGCGGTAATGGTTGCACATGCGGAACTCCCCCCGGATATAGCGGCCTGATGCGAGCACACCATAAATCGCTGATCGGCGGCCTGTCGATGATCCTGGCTCTCACCGCGGCGGTCATAGGCTGGAGCGAATTCGGGGCCGCCGGAGCTTCGTCGGACGCGCCAAGCTTCGCCTGTCCCTCACCTGAGCACCACGACGGGGACGCCATTCGCTGCGGCAGCGCCGGACGCTCGATGCGGCTCTACGGGATCGACGCCCCTGAGATGCCAGGAGCGTGTCGCCCAGGTCGCCAATGCACGCCCGGCGACCCGTATGCATCCCGCGATCATTTGCGCGGGCTTACCGCCGGCCGCAATGTCCGGTGCGAACAGGTCGACCAGGACCGCTATGGTCGCGCCGTGGTGCGCTGCTCGGCAGATGGTGTGGATCTGTCCTGCCAGATGGTGCGGGACGGCTTCGCGGTCGAGCGCTATGGGCGGCTGGATTGCTGACCGCTACCGTGGCCGCCTCCTGATCAGCTCCCGCCGCTCCTCATCCGTGCAGACCGCCCATAGCAACTGATCGATTCCGCGCGGTGGCGGGTCGAGCCGGAAGTCACGCCCGTGCAGCAGAGGCACCACCTTCTCCCGGCCGAGCTTCTCCGCCGATCGCCGCGCCGTGTCGGCTCGCATCCATTTCTCGACCTGTTCCTGAGTCCACAGCGGCCGCATGACGCCGCCCTGGTAGAAGAAACGGTTCCAGCCCCGGCAGCCGCGCGTCAGCTTGCAGCGGGCCCGCCTGTTCACCAAGGAAAAGTCGGCCCCCTTCTTCGTGATAATCGCGTCGAGATCGACGTCACGACCTTCCCGGCAGGTATCGCAGGAAACCCGGACGCCAAAGTGATCAGGCTTCTCGTCGCGCGCCGCCTTCATGGCGCCGACGGTGTGGGTCCAGGCCGGGAAGAACGCCGGCCCGCGTCGAGCGCCCATCGATCATCAAGCCGCCTCGATGTCGGCCGCTGTGATCCGGATCAGGCGCTTGCCGTCCAGATCCTCCACGTCCTGGGTGGTCTTCTTGTGGCGCAGGATGACGGTGATGATCTCGATCTGGTCGTTTACGATCGACGCCGGCGGCATCATGTGGCGGTCGCCGCGCAGGAGCTCGAGCGCGCCCTTTTCCAGCCGGACGATGTTGGAGCCGTCGATTAGGTCGTAATCGGCGAGCGGCACGCTCTCGTCCGTCATCGTGTCGAACAGGTCGGGCCCGTAGAAATAGGCGTCCGTCTCGATCCGCGCGCTGGCGCGCTGCTGTGCCGGGAGGGACCGCGCCGCGGCGATCGCGCCGGCCAGGTCGCCGCGGTACAGGGTCTCGACCTGCGGATCGGTCTCATAGGTTTCGCGGGCGCGTGTCTTCGCGCCGTGGTGCGTGCGCACCAGCGTTGCTGTGCTCATGATCGTGTCCATATGCGGGCGTCGCGCCCGACTCGTGTTGGGGTGCGATTATGAGAACACAGTGAGAACAAAAGAGTCAAGCCGGGGCCGTCAGAAGTCGACGCCGCGGGCCTCCATCTCGTTGGCGATCCGGTCGATATCAGGGTCGTCCGGCTCCTTCGACGAATAGAGCGCTACGAGCTCGGCGTCGGTCAGCTTCGATAGGTCGGGCAGGTCATCCATGATGGTAAGACGCGGATCGGCGGAAGCGGTTCCTCAAACGCACAACTCTTCATGACTGCGGCCAAGATTTTAACTCGCTCTCGTTCTAATTGATGCGGGTGGCGGTACGGGTTAGCGATGGGGAGCGGAGGGGCTGATGGCGCAATTTTTGAAATGGTCCGGGCGAGTATTGGCTGCCATTTTTTTCTTTCTAACAACGCTGGGCGCCCTCAAACCAAGTGAGTTCGTTGCCACGCTCGCCGATTGGGCGACGTTTCTACGGCTAAATCGCGCCGCAATCTGGCTTATGTCAGTCCCAGCAAATCACGCGGTGCAACTCGTCGCGGTGGGAATTCTCGGCTTCCTTAGTGGCTTATTCGTCGCAAAGCTCGGGACGCTGTTGACGTCGACCGCAGTCGACGCTCCTCAACGACATAATGTTCTGGAGCCTGATCTGCCGCTGAACGAAGCGCTCAACTATATACTTGATAGGACGGAATGGGGGGCCGAGTTGGTTCGCACCGACGCCCAGCTCGCGGAAGTCGAGATTACCTTCAAAGATAAGGTCGTTCATTATGGACTTCGGGTCTGGGGACGCCAAGGTAGCCGCGCGATTGAGTTAATCGATCCTATATTTCTAAATGATGAAAATATCGATTTTCGTAACAATAAAATCGGCCGGACGTGGACTGTCTGGTCGGATGCCAGAGTCTGCAAAGCTCAAATAGAATCGATCTGGCCACCTATACCGAACGCCGATGGCTGATTCGGCGAAAAATGATTATACCGTGTTAGCCCCCTTACTAAGAAATCAATCCACCTTCGCCGCCGCAACGATGTCGAAATCCCATCCGCGGTCAAGCCAGATGAAGTTCCCCGCCCGCCGCGGTGCCGGGCTCTCCTGACCACACCGGAAGCGCAGCCAGACCATAGCGTTCGGATCCTTGGGCGAGGCGCTCGTGCCGGGGTTCGGGCGCCAAGCGCGGTCGGTGGTCATCAGGCCGGGATCTCCGGGAGCGTCCACGACCAGCGAACCTTGTCCTCGGCCTCGATCGACCGCGCAGCACGCCGCCGGCTCGGCCGGTTCCACGATTCGGCGTCGACGGTCGCCTCGCGGACGGCTCCCGTCGCGCGCAGGCTCGCGCCGCTTTCCCGCGCCAACGTATAGGTCAGCAACCGGGTGCCGCCCATCTGCTGCCAGATGCGCTTGCACCGTGCCTCTAAGCGCGAGCAGGCATTGCGCGGCGCCGCCGGCGAAACGCAGCAACGGAGCAGTTCGGCCGCGCCTGGCCGTTGGAGCATCCGCGCGACCGGTCGCCCGACGATCGCAGCGCCGACGAGCTCGCCGCCGACCTCGATCCCGATCGCGAACTTCCCGCCGTCGTTGGACGTGCGGGCGCTGTGTCGGTGGTGCTGCTCGACGAAATCGTTCGCCTCGCGCAGGGTGAGGGGGACGATTTTCATCAGTTGAGCCCGACCTGGCCGGCGGGGGTGGTCATTTGTGCTTCATCCGCGCAGGAATTGGATCACCACGCTTGAATGCCTCGATTATCTCCTTCCGCGTCCGATCTATCGCCGACTTCAAAGGCTCGCCGACCGTACCGTCATCGTAAAGGGGGCGGATGCCACCCCAGCTCAGCCATCCGACCGTGCGCCTCATCATCACCCTTCCCACCCGAACATCTTGTCGATCTCGGTCATGTCGAGGCGGCCCTCCACAGGATGGGCGCTTGATCACGCGCGATGCGGTGCTTGCCCCGGGCCATCGGATGGATCGGCGCGCCAGACTTCGTCCTCCCCCAGCACCAGAGGTCCGGGTAGGGCTCGACCCCGGTCGAGATCTGCTCAACGACATGGTCGACCCAGAAGTCGTCCCACGCGATGTTACCCCAGCAGACGAACACCTGGTCGGCAGCCTTGGCGAGCGCGACGATATGGTCGACGTTCGCCAGCAACGCGTCTCGATCGTGCCACTCGCCACCGAACGCTTCCTCGACCCGCCGCCGGCATGCGCGCGGGTCTGGCGTCACGAAGGGATAGAGGTTGGCCGCATCGTAGGCGCCGAAGCCGAAAAGCTGGAACCAGGCATTCCACCACAGCGATGTCGGATCGTCTCGGTCGATTCCCGCGTCCGAAGGGTTACAGCCGATGACTAGCGCGCGCGGGCCCGGAGCCCATTGCCGCGACAGGGTCCGGCGGATCGTCGGGGTGGCGAAGTCGGCGCTCCGCTGCATGACGGGCGCGCCGAAGAGGTCGATCTCGGTCATTGCCTGCGCTCCATGCCCGCCAGCACCCGTTCGCAATCGATCCAATGAGGCTCCGTCGGGATCGGGTACGGCTGCCCCCGGCGATGCCAGTCGCGCACCGCCGCCTCGAATATCTCGATGCCCGCACCGAACCCGAGATCGCGCAGGATGTCGTTGGTCAGCAGATCCAGTGCGCGATGGGCGGCATGGCCCGGCATAGTCGCCACGATTTCGCGACAGCGGCGGGCAAACCCGGCAGGCGTCCTTTCGCTGGGCCGATCCCGCCACTTGGTCGCGAGGTCGACATGCTGACGCGCCTGGTCGAGCATCGGCAGCGTATCGGCGAATTGCGTCACACTCGTCCCGTCGAAGGAGTCAGCTTCCTCCGCCCCGCAGAGGAATATCCGCCGAGCGCTATTCACCCGGCCGACGTGGAGATAGCAACCAGCCTCGCGGGCCAGCGCGCCCCAGAGCGGAAGGGTCGTCTCTTTCCAATCATCGGTGCCGCCGACGAAGATTCCGACGCGCGGGCCGAGGAAGGGAGCGATCATAGCGGGCGTCATCCCATCCTGGACAACGATCAGCAGAATCGACGGATGCCCCCGCATCTCCGGCAGCCATTGCAGCGTCAGGTCTAGGCTCTCCAGACCTCGAAAGGGAACATCGGGCAGCGCCAGCCATAGAGCGCGATCACCGAGCCAGTCGACAAAGCGGAGGAAGCGGTCTCGCTTGAACGGTAGCGGATCATCCCGCTCGGTCCATTGACCGTTGTCAGCGCCGATGAGATCGAACCCCTCGTCGCGCCAGACGCCGCTCGCCGAGACGAGGATGCCCCAGCCAGCGGCGCGCGCCGCATCGAGGTTGCGCTTGGTGCCGGTACGGGAGAAGAACGGCGTCATCGCTCGAGCTCCCGAGCGACGCGGCGCATGATGTTGATGAGGATGCGCGGATCCTTCACCCGCACGGAGACGTCGTTGCCGCCCAGGGAGGCATGCCGGTACGCCCGGTCAAGCTGGCGCGCGAGCTGGCGCAGGGCCTTGGCGGTCGGGGTCATCGCCGACACCTTGCGCGCTCGCCCTGCTCATCACCGCAGAGCAGGCATTCGCCGAGGTACCCGGTCTGGTTGGTCTCGCATCGCGCCGGCGTGCCCCATTCGGCAGCCTGAGCCGCCCTGGCGCGGATCCCGACATCCACGCGCACCGGGTCGGTGTCCAGTTCAAGACGGGCGCGGGCGGCAGCGATCGCCTCTGGTGTCCAGCCGCCGGTCATCGCGCGCATTCTGCGCAAAAGATGCCCGGCCGATGATCGTCCGCATCCGGGCACCATGACTGATGGTTGACGGGCCACGCATCCCAAGTTCGACGCCTCAGGGCGGTCGATCCGCGGACAGGTTTGAAATCCGGACCCTGGCAGTAATGCTTAGCGCGCTTGTCGTAGATGACGTCGGCGTTGAGGGCGAGATAGGCCTGAATATCCATGCTGGCCTGTGGCATCGAAATGCCGAAGTACTGGATCAGGTTATCGCGATTGAGTCGCCCATAGTCGAAGAGGCGATCTTCGATCCAATCGAGACGGCGCTCGGTAAACCACGTCATTGCCGCCCTCCGCTTCGCGCCACCTCGGCCTGCCGCCGCGCCCAGAACCGCATCCACCAGCGCTTGTGCGCACCCGGCCGCGACTTCGACCAGCAGACGTGACCACCGCCGACCTCGAAGCGATCGCCGTCGAACTCGACGATGTCATCGCTGCCCAGCCGGGTTTCGATCTGGTCGTATTCGATGAAGCCCTTGTTCCAGTCGGGATGGAACACGCCGTCCATGTCTCGGCCACCGCGAGGCCAGCCGACCACGTAGGGCCGGTGATAGAAGACCACCGTCCGGCGGAGGCAGCAGAACGGCAGGCAGCGGGACGGGTTCGGCGCCTTGGTCGCCAGAGGTTCCCAGATTGCGATCAGGTGACGGGCATCTGGCAGCCGCGCGGCCAGGACGTCGGCGATGTCCGGCGCCGGCTCAGCGAACTTGCCCGCCCAATAATGGAAGCGCAGCGCAGCGGCCTCCATGTCCTCCATGGGAACCTCGTCTTCCCAGCCGGGGCGACGGCGGCTCATGCGGCCCTCACAGCAACGTCGGCTGATCGGGCGAGGCCCAGCAAGAGGTCGCGGAAGGGCAGCGGCGTATGGATGCGAGGGTTGCTGTCCATCCCCCCCCCTCTCGCGCCCACTTCACCAAGACGCTTGGCCCGTTTCAGCCCCATGCGTTCAACGACCGCCGGATCAAGCCGTGGCTCGCCAATCCCCCAGTCCAGGTCAGGCAGATCGGCCGGATGAATGCGGTAAACTAGCAACAGCGTTGGCTTGCGGGCGTAGTGGCCATAGCGCCCCTGCTCGACGCAGCAGGTCCAGCCACCATCGAACAAGCCCGAACTGATCCATCCGCCTTCTCGCGGCGGCACATTGATGCCGAAATGCGGCCACGCCCAACTGCCCCACGGATGCTCAATCACGCCGCCGTACAACCGGGCGACACGATGGGAATGCGCGAAGCATCCGCCATCGTCGCCTTTGCGCTTCCTGATCCCTGTGCGCTTGACGGTCAGGGGTTGCCCGAACCACATCTTCCCCCAGCGCTGACAGGGGCTGTGGCTGACCACCGGCCACGGACCATCGTACTTTCGGGCATCCCGGGCTTCATCCCATGGATCGACATCAGGCAGGCCGAAGTAGCATCCGTCCGTTTCGACGTAGAGGGCCGCGACCTTCAT